TCTCATCGGAGTGAGGGGGCTAGAGCGTGGCAGACTACTTTTGGAAGGGTGGCTCAGGCTCAAACGGTTGGAGTACCGCAGCGAATTGGGTTAATAGTGGTGGGAGTGCTTACGGTACTCCCCCAACTGCTAGTGATACAGTTATCTTTGATGACACAGGTCAGACTGACTGTGTGTTGGATAACACGAATCTAACGGCAAACTATATCTACATAGATAGCGACTTCGGTCATTCTCTCACCATGAGTGGTTTGAGCGCAAAAGTAGTCATGAACGGTATGGAAGTATCGAAGGCCGCCGTGTTTAACTTTACCGCTTCAACTGAGTTTGAGTTGCGATCAACCGCTTCCGGTTGGACTTCCTATGTCAACAGCAGTAGCACCACATCTAACAACCTCTACATACGGTATCTCATAGATAGCAGTCCTTTCGCTAACGATACTTCTAGGTATGCTACCATATACGACTTCAATAGCAAGGACTACTGCTTGGTGGATGGTGTTTATCCTACTATAGACAGACCCGGAAACCTAGAGGCCAAGGCCATATTCAAGGACACAAGCGGCGGTGCTTTCAACTCCTACGGGTCAGTCGATCTACTTGCCTTCACGAACAACGAGTTCACCTCCACAAGCACGAACCCCGACGTGTATGACTACGACAAGGAATTCTACTTTGAGGGTAGGTATGGTTCAGATTCCTCTCTTGCATACAGGATAGGTGAGAACTTCAAGTTCGGTCACACCACCGTCATATTCAGGGCAGGGACAGATTCTAACGGACAACACTTTCAAGTCCCTGTCAAGGGCGACATCATATCATCCGGTTCCCCAAGGGGAAACACCACGACCAATGTGTTCAACGTGCAGTACCACAAGGTAATCATACGTGCGCCCCCTCTCCTATCAGAACCAAGATACTGCTACATAGAGGATGGTAGGACGCTAGAGTGCAACGAGTTGGTCATAGAGGCTGGTGGTAGGCTCTACGGGCCAGCAGAAGGTGAGCAGGTAGCCTCGTCCAAGATCAAGTCGGTCAAGAGGCCGACGGTGCAGGGTGATTGGAACTTCAAGCAGATAGCCGACGGTATCTACGAGAGCATAGACAACATCCCCACGCTTCCCGTCACGGAGGGCGGAACGGGGCTGAACGTCGTTGAGAAGGCTGGAATACTCTACGGCGACGGCCAAAACCCGTTGGGTGTCTTATCCCTTGGAACGAGGACACAAGTTCTAGTGGTAAACGATAACGAAGACGGGGTTGAATGGGGTCAGCCCGAACATTTGCAGATACAAGTCAGAAACGATGAAGGAACGACCATTCCCGTTGGTGCGCCCCTCTACTCAAAGGGTGAGATAGGCGGTAGCCAAAGAATACTCGTAGGTATCGCTGACGCTGGCGATGCGAATAAAATGCCGTGTATAGGCCTAGCAAACGCAGAAATGAATACCACAACCACAAAGGACAACTATGCAACCGTGGGTGGGGTGTATAACATAAACTTAGACAGTGGCTTTTCAGGATTAAATGAGGGGGATATTCTTTATGTCAAGAATTGGTCAGGGACACCTACTGCCCCCTCGGACGTTCTAACTACGACAAAGCCAACAGGTCCGACTGAATTGGTTCAAAACGTGGGTATCATCCTCAAAACCAACGGAACGATAATTCAAGGTCTTCTCGTATCGGTGATCGGTAGGACCAACGACGTTCCCAACACCATCAGCATAGAGGGTGACATCACATCAAACGGCAACATCTCTGCCTTAGACGGAACCATAACCGCAAATACGTTTGTGGGTGGTTATGACACAGGCGATGCTATATACAGAACATTCAACCCTGCGGATCACCTTAAGTTGCAGACGTATGACGCAGGGACTCCGGGTTTCGTCACGGAATTGGAGATTCTCAACGACCAAGGTGGCATTCAGATCACCAATGACCTGACTGTAGGCGGAGACTTGACCGTAAGTGGGACCACGACCACGCTCAACACACAGACCGTAGAGGTCGAGGACAACATCTTACAGTTGAACACCACACAAGGTAGCCCTGACACCGCTACCGACCCTGTATCGGGTATCGAGATATACCGAGGAAGTGGTGTAAACGTCGCCTCCTTCAAGTTCTTAGACAACAGTTCAGACAGGTGGCAGTTATACAATGGAACAGCCGCTATGGACTTCTACATGACGGGAGGTGTCTCTGAGATGAGTGCCAACAGCAACAGCCTGTATCTCACGACCAAGCGTGACGGTGACGACATCCATCTTAGAACAGGAACGACTGAGACTACGAGGATGTATATAGATGGTGGGCAAGATTACTCAGGATATGTCGGCATAGGCACTCAGACTCCTGCATCACCACTTCACGTCTATCACACAGACAACACAGGCATTCCCGGCATAACGATAGAAACTGCTGCGAGCGCAGCACAAAGCGACAGCAAACTTAGGATAAAGGAGAGTCATGGCTCGGCAACGTGGGTCGATTTCACAGTCAACACCTTTGGTCAGTTGGAGATAACAGGAGGTGCGACCACAAGGAGGCAGATATTCACAGCAGACGACCCTGACACGGATGACCTCGGTGTAATCAGTCTGAATAAGGATCACTATGAGTGGGACACTCAGATATTCGGTGACTCAAGCACACCTGTCATTTTTGTTGATGGTACGAACAACAGGATGGGTGTAGGTCTGACTAATCCATCAACTGAATTAGAGATAGCCTCAACCGGAACGCTAAAACTAGGTAATGCAGAATTGGTAGCCAATCAATTCCGAATCAACAACACAGGTGGCTACGCCCAAGTGGAACTAGGTGGTTCACTTGGTGCTTTCATAGACTTGAAAAGTCCATTTTCTACCGATGACTACGACTTGAGACTAATATCTAGTGGTTCAGGCGGAACGATACAGACATCAGGCAACGCTAACTTGGGTATCAATGTAGGTACGGGAGCGGTAGCAATAACAGGAAATATGTCGGTATCAACAGGAAATGTGACGGTATCAAGCACACTCCCACTAATATCACTCATAGACACTGATGCCACCAACTCACCAACCGTTAAGATATACAACAACAACGGCAACATGAGTCTGAGGGCTGACAGTGAGAACGTAGGTACAGGTGGGGTCATTGACTTCCAAACATCCGGTTCCGAGAAGATGAGACTCACTGATGCCGGTAATCTCGGTATAGGCACTACGAGTCCTGATGCACCACTTCATGTCGAACACTCATCCGGTCTGATAGCCAAGTTCGGAGAGGGCAACGTAGAGACTCAAGTGACGTTTGCCGATGCTAGGGCCATGATTGGCTATGTCGGTGACTCGTTGATGCTACAAGGTGGAGCAGGTAATAAATTCGTTAGATTCGCAGTCAACAACGGGACATTTGGTAGCGGTGAGGTTGCTAGGTTCGATACGTCAGGTAATTTTGGATTAGGCATTACGGGTCCAACCGCTAAATTACACGTAGATGAGGCTGGCCTGAATGCAGCGTCCTTGACCTTCGATGCGGCTGCCGGACAGATATTCACCAACGAAAACTCACAGTTCGCATTTGGCCTTCACAACGCTTCTCCATACCCACTATACATCCAAGGTAGGACTCATACCAATGGCACTCGACAGATGGTTCTCAACCCGTTGGGGGGCAACGTAGGTATCGGTGCTTTGGATGCTGACGATGCCCCGCTCCATGTCAAGCACACAGGGAATGGCGACACTCTAATCCTTGAGTCAACCGATGCTGCCGGTACAGACAATGACATGGCTCCCAACCTCGTTCTGTTGAGAAGCGGAACCCCGGCTCAAAGCACCAACACCGATGCCGGGAAGATACAGTTCAAGGCATTGGATGATGGTTCGACAACTCGATTGTTGGGCCACATACAGTCTGAGTTCAACACAGCGAGTGGTAGCAATGGGTCTGCGAGAATGAGATTCAATGTATCATCATCAGGCGGTAGCGGCCACAACGACTACGAGTACCTTCGATTCGATGGTGGGGTGCGGGATGTCGTGTTCAACGAGTCTGGAATCGACATAGATGTGAGAATAGAGGGCGATTCGGACACCGCCCTTTTCTTCACGGATGCTTCGTCTGACCTCATAGGAATTGGGACGACAAGCCCCGCAGCCAAATTGGATGTGAGGACAGGCTCAGGTTTCGCCATCAATATAGGTGCTGATGTAAATACCACGACCCTTACTGATAGCACTAGGAAGTTCGCAAGAATAGGCTTGCCCCATTACACCAACGCTGAAGAACCCGTCACCATACTAACAGCAGATTCAGAAAGTAGTTATTCAAGAATATCAATTGGTGGGGGAACAGGTTCAGGCAACGCCCCCTCTCAGATTTTCTTCTACGCAGAATCAAACACCACTACTCTTTCTAACGGTAGCGCAAGAGCGGCAATAACATCAACCGGATTGGGAATAGGCACTACGAGTCCCTCAACAGAACTCCATGTATCGGGTGCTGACCATCCCTCAATAAGAGTCACAGGAACAGACAACGCAAATGCTGACCCTGCAATCGAGTTATTGGGAACTGATGACTCCTTCGTTGAAGGAGGGCAACTGTGGTATGACAACAGCACAGGAGTCCTTCACCTTGCATCGCTCTACAACAACGCTGCCGCAGACATACAATTCCATACGAGAGTGGGAGCAGATAGGTCAACATCAAACGTGAGAATGACGATAGAGGGAGACGGTAATGTTGGCATAGGAACGTCGAGTCCCTCTAGCAAGTTGGAGGTCGATGGCACGATAACTGCCACGGCATTCTCAGGTGAGGTGCAACCGAAGGCGACGACGGCGACGGCTGGTGCGGGTACTACAGACTACTATGCGAAGTTGCTCACCTTCAACCCCGGTGGTAGTACCACACGGGATTGCAACCTCATACTAGGCGTTACCGCCCACGACCAAGGGGCAGTCGGAAGCGCGATAATCAGCGTCAAGTTCCGCTCCAACGGAACCACCGCACAATACACCGCCGATGTAGCCTTCATGTCCAAGAGCGGAAATTCCATCTTCGACAAAGATGCCTTTCAGATATTCAGCGACGGCAACCTCGTAGCGCAAGACAATAACACGGACATCGAACTGTGGGTGAAGAAGAACAACAACTACGGTGCATTAGAGGTACACGAAATATCCAAGGCCATTACGGGCGGTACTACCACGCTTACCTACCACACTGATTCTGCATGGCAGTCTTCCGCCCCAACCAACAACGCATTCACGACAACCACACAGGGAATTGAGTTGAACTTGGATGAGGTTCGCATGGGCGTGGCAGGATCAGATACATACCTGTACTTGCATCCTAATACGCCGAACTCCTACCTTCTTGCCACTACTGCTGGTGATGTCACGGTACTCGCAGACGACGACCTGACGCTCCACGCTGACAGTGACATCTTCTTCCAATCAGGAGGGGCAAACACAAGGATGACTGTTGCCTCCAATGGCGATGTCTCAGTTGTAGGGGCCTTCTCAGCCGCTACCAAGTCTTTCGACATAGAACACCCAACAAAGGAGGGAATGAGGCTGCACCACGGCTCGCTTGAGGGACCGGAGCATGGTGTGTATGTCCGTGGTAGGTTGGAGGGCGATGTCATTGATCTACCTGACTATTGGCTAGGTTTGGTGGATGAAGATACTATAACCGTTCAACTAACTGCAAACAGAAGTTTCCAACAACTATACGTTGATGAGATAGCAGACAACAAGATATACGTCGGCACACAGACAGATACGCCGATTGACTGCTTCTACTTCGTACAGGCCGAGAGAAAGGACGTTGACAAGATGGAGGTCGAATACTAATGGCGACATACACAAGCACACAAAGCGGTGATTGGGATGTGGCTGCCACTTGGGGCGGGGGCGGTACGCCTAGTGCTAGTGGAGACATCGCCAACATAGCAAGCGGCCACACCGTCACCTACGATCAAGCCGTCAGCAACCAATTGGGCGATGTCAACATCAACACCGGAGGTATTCTCGTACATTCGGCAAGCATGGAGTTGAATGGCCGCATGACGATAAACGGCACGTTGCATCAGAAGCCCGGTTCCAAGATACTGTTCGCAGGAGATGACAACCAAACACACGGGTTGTGGATGGAAAACAACACCAATGCCCACTACATCGCAGAAGGCTCCGATGGTATGCCTACGACCTTAAGCAACGGTGCTAAGGACATAGGCGACACAGTTCTCACAGTAGATGATGCCACCTACTTCATCGCAGGTGAGTGGATCGCTATCTACAACCTAGACAACACATCGACTGAGGGTGACTACGACGATTCCCGTTATGCAGACGAGGGTGTTTGGATTCACGACAAGAACGGCAACGACATCTACTTCAAGCAGTTCGTGGGGCCGGATGATGTCACCTTGACTGCGACAGCAGATTCCTCGGCCACCACGATAACCGTCTCCAACGCCAAGGTGTTCAGGGTGGGCGACAGGATCATCTTCGGGACAGGCAACACCAACCGCAACGTATGTAGGATCAAGACCATCAACTACAAGACAAACGTGATGAGTCTGATGAACCTAGCAGACACCAACGACTACACAGTGGCGGGAAGCAACGCAAGTGGCACATACGTCTACAAGACGGGCTTCACGAAGCCGCACAGGGACAACAGCCGTGTGAGGAAGTGCGCCACCGTCACCACAGCCGCAAGCACCTCCACGGACACTACCATTACCCTAGCGCAAGACGAGAAGTTTGAGGCCGGAGACATCATCGTGATAGAGTGCCACTTGCAGACTGCGGGCAGCACAAGCAACAGGGATTGGAACTCGTATGAAACGAGGCACATAGTCCAAAGCAGGAGCAGCAACACACTGACCCTGACGGCAGCAATAGGCTACAACGTGCCTGTGGGATCGCTTGTGACGAGGCTTACGAGGGACATAGAGGTGGGGGCCGTGCAATCAGGCTCCACCGCCATAGACGACTCGACCAACATAGGCTTCTTCTACGCCGAGCATTACAGTGGCAACTACAACAGGTCGCTGTTCCTCAAGGACGTGTTCTTCAACAACGTGGGCAACAACAACAACAACTTCTACAGTGGGTTCACGATCAGGGGCTACTTTAGCACCAACGACCTACCTGTGACGTTGAGCAGTCCGGCTGCCGGAAACTACCAATCCATGTCCACGGAGCCGTGGATAGAGGGATGCACTGTGATGGTGAACGGCAACGGAAGAAGGGACTACTCCGGTATGTGGGGCTACGACTCTAGGAACTCATGCTTCAGGGCGTGTGTCTCCTGCAACGGCGACGAGGGCTTTACCGTCCATTGGGATCCAAGCCAACGAATCTACAACTGCTTCGCCATACAGAACAACGACAGGGGCATAAGGTATCAAGGACAGCACTACAACCATGAGGTAGCGTACTGCTACCTCAACAGAAACGGCACTTACGGAATCTACCTAGAGGCGGTCTACAACGCCGGTAGGGGAATTCATGACATAATCATCAACGTGACTGACATCGCTCCCCTTTGGTTCAACAGGAGCGGAGGCTTCCACGGCAACATATGGAAGATAGACTCCAAGGACGCTTTGTACGAGGGACCATACCTAGGGGAGACAGGTGGTGCTGACGTGTCCATCCTCTACTCACGCATGAGGCCGATAGAGTACCAAAGCAAACTAGGGCCGTTAAGACAAAGTGGTTCCGCCTACGCAGGGAGGCAAGGCTACTCAAGCGACAACATGGTGGCTAGGTTCATAGAGGCAGACTTTGAGTATGATAGCGTTATCAACTACACCTACTACATGAGGTACATTTGGATTCCCGAAGAGGGAGCATATCTAATCAGTAGGACGTTCCATGACGAGAGTGAGAGGGCAGCCCTCGCTGAGTTGTTCTACGTCCCTGCCAACTCCACCGCTAGAATCAGGATTGCGTGTAAACCCACCACGGGCTTCTCAGGAAGTGAGCCAAACGCCTTCGTGCAGTCCATCTCCGCCTTCACCGACTACTCCGTTGACGGGGGTGATCCCTTCGGTGGTAGCAACGAGGGCGCGAGCAGGGACTCCGCACTCACGCTTGGTCAAACCTTTGCCTCGTTTGAGAGCAATACGGATTGGCAGAACATAGACCTCACTGTGGATGCCGTGCCGTTCAGCAGGTATCTGAGAGCGGGTATCGGCGCGTATGACAACGACAACAGCGAGGGCTTCTACATGAGGCCGATAGAGGTCTACCTCGACAATATGCCCGCCCACAGGGACATGATGCTAGGAGACACGACAGAAACTACTAAAAATCCTACAAGATATGGTGATAGTCATGGAGTTATCTATAGAAGATGGGGAGGGACGGTATAATGTCAGATGACGTGTTGATTACCCCTGCCTCACGGAAGGTCGAGTTCTTCGATAGCGGTGGCAACATAGACGGTAAGATAGAGTTGGATGCTAGTGGCAACTTGAACATCACCTCTACGGGTAGCATAGGCATAGGAGACATCACACAGGACATACACATAGGCGACGGGACGCAAGCCGTTGACTTGGTGTTCGACTTCACAAGCAGCATCTACTCGGTGGCGAACCAAGACCTCACAATAGGAAAGGGAAGTCTAGGTGGAAATGACATAACTATTGATAGCGCAAGTGCGGTTATCCTCTCCTTAGCGGGAACGGAACAGGCCCGCCTTACCTCCACGGGGCTAGGCATAGGAACCACAAGCCCTGATACAGCATTGGAGATAATGAATGGCACACTGAAGATAACGAGGGAGGAAACAGATGACCCTGCTGGATCAGGAGTGACTGAGGACGATGTTAGCCTCAATGTCGCGGGTGGATTGAGGTGGACGTTCTCAAAGTCCTTCGATGACCCGAACCCTGTTCCAATAGGAACAACGACTGACAACGATGTAAGGATAATAAGAAACAACCAAACCCACACATATTGGTATTGGGACAGGACTTATTTCTCCAAGAAAGTTGGGATAGGTACGACAACTATTGACGCACCGCTCCACGTTCAAAGCGCAAGTGACTTACTATCAATATTTGAATCGACAGATGCTAACGCAGGGATAAGGATAGACTCACCCGATGATGGATATTCAGTGGTTTTCTTTGCGGAAGGAGGAACAGACAAGTGGAGTCTCGGCAAGTTAGCAAACAACTCAGACAAGTTCTCCATCTATGATGAGGTGAATAACACACCGAGATTGGTTATTGACACAGATGGTGATATTGGAATTGGCACTTTAACTCCTGATGCTAAGTTGGACATAGAGCAGACCGATGGTGCGGTTCACGGCTTGAAGGTGTATAGAAACGATTCAAGCACATCTACCCCATTGGTTTACCTTCATGATGACAGCATATATGTGGACAATCCCACTCTCCATGTAAAGAACGATAGAACAGACCAATTCGGATATGCTGCTATCTTTGAGGGTAGTGTCGGTATAAATAATACAGCACCCACCGTACCTCTTGATGTCAATGGAGATGTCTTCATTGGCGATAGTAGCGAGACAACCGCACTCTCAGGCTCGGCAGACCTGACGATGCAAGGAGACACCGCACTTGTCACGTTTAAGGCTGATAATGGCTCATCAGGCGACATAATAGCAGGTATTCGTGTATTCGCAGATTCGTTTCGTTCAGCAGGTATGATTATTGGTGACTACAACAACACTACGGGTGCTACTACAGAAGATTGGTTGATTGGAAGGCAATACGCATCTGCGACCAAAGTAGGAATATCAGCAACGCCTGAGAATGGGGGCGATGAGTATCTAACCGCCAACTCAGATGGTCAGAAGGCTGTAAAGATAGCAGGTGACAACGACGACATCGACTTCATCATACACGGTTCTAGCGGTGAGTATTTCCGAGCGGAAGCATCAACAGGAAGGATCGGAATAGGTGTAAGCGCACCCCTGTCTACTTTGGACATAGGGGCTAGTGGTGTTCTGACATTCGGAAACGTGAGAACGCAGTTGAAGATAACCAACTCCACAGACCTACAGTTGGGTCACGCCGACAACGCACACATACTCATTGACACCTTCAACAACTCAACCACGAATTACTTCTCGGTGAGGAAGAACAGCACAACCGCTTCCTCCGCCACCGAGTTGTTCCGTGTTCAAGAGGATGGTAAGGTAAAGATCAACGATACCTACACCTTGCCTACCTCGGCTGGAAACAATGACGAGATATTGACCTACGACACAGCCACTTCAGCCGTGTCTTACTCAAACCTAAGCCGCCTTGCGATGCCAACCGTCTTGATGGATAGCGGATCACATACCATTACCACATCGGCAACCACAATTCCTTTTGACACAGCGACAATAAATGTTGGGAGCAACGCAACATTAGGAACACTTTCTAATGAAGGCCATATTGCTTTAACCAAAGGCGGCTACTATAGAGTATCATACAGTCTTCCCGTAGACGAGGGTTCCAATCACCCGTCACAAGACAGAACAATGATATATGCCTACATGGAAACATCCGATCAACCTGACTTCAGTTCAGGGGTAAGCACAGTCACACAATCAAGGGCGCAGACATATACAAGGGAGAACTCCGGTGGTTCGGGTCTTTCGACTTCGTTTATCTTTCAACACTCAGGAGAAGAATACATTAGGATAAGAGTATTGTCTCAACAAGCCTTATTCATATCGACTGAAACAAATACAGCACAGATAAGCATAGAGTATCTAGGGTCTTGAAACAGTTTAAGTATTCTACTATGCGTAGGAGCATCATGTCTGATAGTGATAGTGAAGTAGACAGGATGAGAGAAGTAGCAACTGACCGCCTTATGTTCATGCGCCTCATGGAGAAGGCCATAAACGACATCGACAGCGTTCTTAGCGGCCTCAAGAGGGATGTGCAAGAGTTGTCGATCCAAGTCGCACAGCGAAACGCTGCAAAGGTAGAAGGCGAGCAAGATGAGCAAGACTAGGAGAGGCAAGATCGTCTACAGACCGCCGGAAAAGTCTTATACCAATGTAAACATTGAAGAAACACCTCATGGGTTTAAGATTTACCGGGACGGTTCGGCACGCCCATTTGCAGTAATACCACACTCAGCCGTGAAGCAAGTAATATACGAAAGAGGGGAATAAAATGAACAACAGCACAGAATGTTTAGTGGACTGCATCAGCGAGAGTTCCTCGCTACTAGACGAAATAGAGATCATTCTCGTCGGGCTTGTCGCCTTGGTCGGTATCGCCGCATGGGGGTACAGGAAGTACAAGGCAATGATGGCTGATGGAAGCATTTCCCTCAGTGAGATCGTTGACTCTATGGACGAGATCAAGGAGAAGGTAAAGGAAGCGGAGGACATCGTTGAGGATGTCACTGAGGCTGCCGAGTCCGTCAAAGCGAAAGCGGTCAAGAAAGAGCGCAAATGCAGCAGTTGTGGTATGCCGGGTCACACAAAGAAAACGTGTCCGGTGAAAGATCATGAGTGAAGTCGCAGTATTGAAAGTCCGTATGGACAACGCCGAGGCGGATATACGCCGCCACGAAATACTTATTGAACGCATAGCAGATATGCAAGGCGAGATGAAGACGGGGTTGACGGAAGTGGCGACGGAACTCAAGGTGACAAACGGTTTGATCGAGAAGAATATGGGGATGCAGCAGAAGGTGATGTTCGGGCTATTAGCCATGCTCGCTTCTGCTCTTGGAATAGGGACACAGGTGATGTAGATGCCGGAGTATTGTCTAGCAAGTGATGTGGGATCAAGGTTGGGGTTAAACAGCGCACAGCGCACACAAGCGTCAAGCAGGTTGACGACAGCGATTAGGAGGGCCACGATAGACGTTGACCAATGCTGGCGTGATTATGGGCGAGACGTTCCCTCCACGGGGGCTACTGATGGGGGTAGCGGCCTCTATACACAAACTGATACGCTAAAAGTAATTCGTGAGATATGCGCTGACCTAGCAGCCGCCTACTACATGGAGGACGAAGGCACTTTCCAGACAACCGGGCCTGACGGTACGTTGAGAGGTGGAGTGTTGAGAGAGCGTGGCGAGAAGAACCTTATGCAGATTGCACACCTCGGATCTATCTGAGGTGATTGCATGGTGACTTTGAAAGAAAAAGCAAGGCAGCAAAGGGAAGGTAGAATCTATACTGCTGTTAATCTCTACAAACACCCCGGATTTCCAAAGATAAGTGCAATAAACGCACTAAAGACAAACACCACGAAGACGACGGAACAAAAAGTAAACATGGCTGCCAAAGACATAGAACTTATGTCAAACCAATACGAGGGTGAAAAAGGGGCAGCCTTGAGAAAGGAGTCTAATAATTTATTCAAGAGTAGAAAGAAGCAGCCTATGGCTGGTTTTGCCGCTTACTTTAACACAAGAGAAATGAAAAGTGGTATAGAGGCAATCAACAAGGTGATTAGAGAGAAGATGCACTTAGAGATGATAAGGGGTTCAAATGAAGGTGTATCACAGACTGCATCTCACATAAGAACCATGACAAGGGAATTCAAGTCTAAGTATTTACCCAACAGGGCGGTTGAAGGTGATCTGTATCATACCATAGCCGATTCTTTGGAAGCACATGATATGCAAGAGGGAAGACAGAAGAACCAATTCATCAGCCTTAGAGTGGGTTCGTATGATGTCGGTGATGATAAGAAGAACCCTACAGGTGTAAGGGGTAGTAGAATGGACAAAGGAGATCCATCTCTCATCGAATTGACAGAAAGGGGAACAGGAACGCTTTCCCGAACCACCTCACCAAAGGCAGGGACAAAAAGAATTAAAAGACTCTTAAAGGGTAAGAATATTGCGGGTGTGACTCGTAAGAGGTGATAACATGGCTATAGCAACGAAGACACAGTATTGGACCTCCCGCATGAAGGGTGGCGACCCCACCTCCTTGAGCGGCACGTTCAACGACGACTTCACGCTCGCATCGGGTAGCGGGTCTGCTTCCGGTGGAGATTGGGTAATCACCAACGGCACATACTCGATAGCCCCCACAGGAACGGCTAACACATTGGTAGCGGTCTTGGAATACACGACTGCCCCTGACGATGACACGGTTCTCATGAGCATAGATGACGGGAGCAAGAGAGTTGAGGTACGTTCCACAGGGAGCAACACCTCGCTCAAACTCGTAGGGACCACCACGGTCACTATCAGCGACCTTGACTTGGCTAAGGCGGAGGAAAACCCAACTACCCTTATTTTGCGTCTTACGCTTGACGGGACGGACGCAAAACTCTACACGCATGAGATCATCAACGACGACGATGGAACGGCTGTATTCGCTTCTGTGACGGCTTCTAACAGTAGTTCTACGGGAGTAGTGTGGGGCAACACAAGCGGGTCGGTGAAATGGGGTGCGGTCTACTACTCAAAGTTCGGTGCTTTCGCCCCCGACGAGTTGCTTCTCTCAGACTTCGCACAGGACACGCTCGCACGCATGGGCCTCGGTATAGTTGACCAACTCAAGAACTCAACTAGGCCATACCTCAAGACGCAAGTTCCCGACTCTTCAATCGTGTATGGGTACGATCTATCATCCGAGATGACCAACAGATTGCACACACCCACGATACACGTTCTCATCAGCGCACTAAACTCCCCTACCTTTGAGTCCTTGGGTGGCGCGAAGATCACGCAGAACTATGACGTGCAGATATTTGTGGCTACCCGTGGCACGAACTATGAAAACTCCTACAGATCGGGACTGAACATTCTCGGAGAGGTCTTCGATGAGTTATACACGCAGACCGGCGTGCAGGGAACGACAGATAGCATCATACAGTATGACGCGCAACTAGATTCCAAGATAGACGACGACGAGACAGTGTGCGTTCACGTCCTCACAATGACCTATATGCGCCGCATAGATATGCGTCACAGATAAGAATATTAATAAAGCAGTCAGTGTGTCCTAAGACCACATAGAGGTGTACCTATGGTAGAGTTCCTGAACAGATATGTATCGATAGAAAAAGAATCAACATACGGGACCGAGCCTTCCGGCACTCCGATTTACGGAGAGGTCGATGATGAATCGCTCGCAACGACGTATGACTTGATGACAAGGCAAGACATGAGCAGACCGATTTCTTCAAAGTCCGTGACCGGCACTGAGAGGTCCGAGGGTGACATCAACCTCGCTATGCAGGTCGATGACTTTGTAGGTAACTTGCTTTACGCTTTCTTCCCACAAGACACACAGACCACTGACGGCTCACAAGAGCAGCACGTTCTAACTGAGCCTTCCTTGACAAGTGCCTCCGGTGGCGTTTACCCATCGTGGACTATCCGTGTCGGTAGAGAGGAAAAAGAACACACATTCACCGGAATGGTGGCTAACTCACTAAGCGTAAGTGCATCTGTGGGTGAGTACGTCATGATGGGTGTGGGCTTCTTGGGCAAGAGCGAGTCTGCCCCTGCTGCTTTGGCTACGGCCACCTTCGACGGTGCTGCGCTCGATGCTCTTTACTTCGCTAACGGCACAGTCAAGTTCGATGATGGTAGCGGAACTGCACCAGCAGCCTCCGCAAGCGTCAAGTCCATTTCCTTTGACATCAACCTAAACAGGGACACGGACAACGCATACGCAATCGGTAGCCCTTCATATGGGCGTGCGCCACCTGCACAACGCAGGGAGATCAGTGGGACCATCGAGTTCAACAAGGTTCTCTATGGCGACCAAAGCCTAGATGAGCCTGACTACGATGCCCTAGTAGCCTCAGACGGTGTGGCATACAACGATGGCACTGACGCAGTTATGACCTTGGACTTCCTAGACGAAGCCGGTTCCGACTTCATCAAGTTTGAGTTCTTCAACATTAGGTTTGAAGCCCCCGAAGCATCTGTAAGCGGCAGGGACACGAACACTATGACTGTAAACTTCATCGGCCTCTATGATGACAATTTGGGTGGAATGAGAGTGACTGCCAAAGGCGCACAACTCAGCGCAACCGAATATGACGCATGAGGTGATTAATTGCACGAAGACCTAGCAAAAGACTATGACTTAGACGAGAAGGACATGGCTACGCTCTCCAAGATCGAGTCAAAGAGCGTTGCACTTAGATTCCTCAAGAGGTTCCCTAAGAAGGTAGCCAAGCCCGCTCCTAAGAAGAAAGCACCGGCCAAGAAGGTCGAGGTCGAGGAAGAGAAGGGTGATGAGTGATGGCTAACAACGGCGGCACTGTAATCACTGATAAGACTAAGTTGATGGTCAGCAGATTCGCTGGCACGGCTGCTGAAGTGCAGACTGCGTTCAGGGCAGCCATAGCCAACAACGATGTAGTCATTTCCTGTGACGTATCAAGAAGGAAGAACAGCGAGGACATTGCTCTCACTGTCGTTTGGTATGACGTAGCATAAATATTTATTAATGCTATAATGTTTAATTTATTCTGAGCGGGCCTGTGGGCCATAGAGTAGTGATACCATGCCGGTAATGAAGAAAGAGATAGAGTTAGACGACGGACGAAAGATTTGGGTGAGGCAAGCCTCCGGTATGGAGAGGCTCAAGATCACTAACATTCAGGGTAAGGCTTTCCGCAAGATGCGACACGCCGGAACTCCCGACAAGTGGACTGAGGAACAGAACGAGGAATTTGCCTCTATTGTAGATGACATGGGCGGTGGGATAGAGGCTCAGATAGAATCATGGGTTCCTGCTTGCATTCTCGATGAGGATGTCGATGTCAATATGCTAACGTTTGAGGAACTGAACAAGATCCTTCAGTTCGTCCGTGGTGACGATGAGGATGGTGCGGTCCCTTTTCAGAATTCCTGATGGTCGCACCGAGCCTTTGCATGGCCTTCAAAGGGACACTTCCTTCTGACCTATGGCTCAAGTATTCCGTGGAGGGTGGTCGTCACCTGATGGACATGGACTTGGTTGTGGCTGCTGAGATAAACGACAAGATCAGCGAGGCTACCAGCGAGGTTAAGAAGCGAGATGCCAAAGGTGCAGTAGCCCGCAGGGACCAAAGGCGTGAGCAACGCAAACTCTTATCAAACAATATGGATCTACTCGACATATTGAGCGAAAGCGGTGTTCCGGTTGAGGGTAAGCGAAGTGAGGGTTCTGAATGATAGAAGCGTTGGGAAGTAGCCTATTGTTGGGGTATCTTTCCCCTGTCGCACTGTTCACGGCAGCCATCTGTCTCCTTGTTCTTCGCGCTGGTGCGTCTAGGGTTTTCTTCGACATTGTTGGTACTTTCCAAGCCACCAAGATGATCAACGATGCTCAATCCGCCGGAACTGTGTTTGAGTCGATTTACCTAGATACTCTTACGGGAATACAAGAATCAGCCCAAGAACTAGGCGAGATATTTAATAATCTTACTGACAGTGTGGTTCCGATAGCAAGGGAACTAGCCGAGGCAGAGATACAATTAGACAAGTTCCTTGAGGCCGGGTTAGACGTAAGAGAAGTGAGGGAAGACCTAGAAGGCATCGGTATGGCCTTCGGGTTCGCTGGCGATCAAGCAATGGAAGCAGCCGCTAAGATGGCGCAGATAAGCGGTGTTCTCGGTGCTGGTTCCTTGGCTACGGGAACGCAAATAGGTATGGAGTTCGGCCTAATTAGCGGTATGGAAACCGAGGCTGCTATGCAGAGGATGATCAACCTTCAACAACAGACTAAGTTTATGACTGACGGTATCAACGAGAATGCCTCTGCCGAAGAGAGGGCCACTAAGATAAGGCAAAACTCAATGTTAGTTCTCGACCAACTGAACACGATTGAGAACCGCTCGGCTGCTACGATGGAGCAGATAACCTTCGTCATGAACCAATTCGCTTCACAGGCCCATCTTGCCAATGAGGAAATAAGAAGCATGGCCGCACTATCGGCGGTCATGATTGAGACAGGTGAGGAACAGGGTAAGGGTGGTCGAGCCTTGCGTATGATGTTCGCTAGGTTGGGTTCCAACATCGGTGGCGCAAGAGATGAGATGGAGAGATTCGGTGTTCAGGTTGTGGACGCAGAAGGTAATATGCGACCTCTATCAGTGATGCTAAAAGAACTAGAGGCAGGTTTCTTCGCCCAAACCAGCGCACAGCAACAGAACACAGCGCAGGTCATAGCCGGAAACAGGCACTACACACGTTTCCTCAAGTTGATGACCAACCTTGATCGCGTGAGGGAATTGGAAATAGAGTCAGCAATGCGTCTATTCCCCGCTATGGATGAGATAGAAAGAAGAAGAAACAGCGAACTTTTTCAACTTGAGCAATCGGAAGCAGCATTGAGAAACTACTCTGCTGCTTTAGGTGAGGCACTCATACCACAAATGACAAACGTAAATATGATACAAGCAAATTTCATGAAGACGCTTGCTGAATTCGCAGAGGGTCCATTAGGATTCATAGTTCCCGCCGTTATGGGCTTGGCTAAGTCCTTTAGCACAGTGTTGGGGCCACTTGTCAACACGGTGATTACCTTCAAGAGCCTCAGTATATCCATGCAGACGCAACTCGCTGTTATGCGTGCTTTGAACCAACAGCAGCAAACCTCAAACGCATCAACCATAGCAGGGAACGTAGCGAATAAAGATGCGGCTGTGCAATATCATTTCCAACAACAAGCGTTGCAAGACTTAAATAGAGAAAGAGAAATAGAAAAAGGATTACTTGAGCAGAATATGAATTTGGCTTCACTTAGCACGGATGCGCTATATGAATATCTTGCGGCGGCAGAAAGAGACTTGGAAATCTTAAAAGACAAAGATATAATAAAACAAAGATTAATAGAAAAAGAAGAAATATTAACTGAATTAATATATAGAAAGGGTGCGGTACTAGAACAAGAGAATGCAGACAAGGAGGCCGCAAATATAAGGGATAGGCAGCAGATTGAAAACGCAAAGCAAAACGCTGCCGCTATGAACGGTCTGACTATGCAGATGATGGGTGCTGGAACGGCCCTAATGATGTTCGGTAAGAATCAAAGGGCAATGAAGGCAGGTATGGTATTGAATACTGCTGCTATAGGGGCGCAGATATTTCAAATGATTATCAAGAATGCAGAATCCATACAGGCCACATTCAATACAAGGGCCGAAACACAAGCGTTGCTTGCAAACACAGGAGCATTAGGGGCAAACACAAAAGCAAGAGCGACTAATAATGAGGTGGCGCGTGCAGGTTCAGCAGCAGTAGGTATGGGAACGAAAGGCTTCGGTAAAGCACTGATGCGTTCTGCTGCTATGATGGGCGGTATGGCTATTGCTGCTGTTGGTGTCAGTTATGCGTTAGATAAATTCCTATTCAAGACGAAGAAGGCGAAGAAAGAAGTAGACGACTTATCATCTTCCCTGATTAGCGCAACGGATGTATTGGGCATAATGGCAGAAGAGGGATTCACAGTCGAATCCTCTCAACAAATAGTAGATGAGCAACAAGCGATAGTAGACTCTATAAGAGTACAGTACAAAGAGGGTGAGAAACTAAACGCCTTAGATCAACAAAGGCTTGACACGGCAATGAAGTTAAGAGATGAACATCAACTAGCAATAGATCAAACTGAGAATATGGCTAATCTAACAAAGGTATTGGCTATGGACTCAGAGGACTTGGCTACCTTTGCTTCAATGGACATAGATCAACTCAGAAGAAGCGCAAGGGGGATGGAAATACACACAGGATCAGTTTCAGAAAACTTAGCAGAAACGATAAAAACATATGAAGATACTCAAGATGCCCTAGGTGCTTATGGTGAGGAATTCGTAAGAATATTCAAAGAGACAGGCGATATAGAACAAGCCAAGGCCGCACTACAAGGGTATTTGGACATAATAGAAGATGGTCTTGCGGGAAATGGCGCAGGTAGCATCGCTGATTCTGTTGAGGTGGCGAACAATACCCTTACTGATTTCCTAAACACAAGAGAAGAGATGTTCCACGGCTTCAAGGCCGATAAGTTAACAGGTGACTTGGTTAGACAAGTCCAACAACAGGGAGTCGAGACATTGATAACAAGCACGGAGGTAGTCATGACCAACGTGTTCAACGGTATGACGATACCGGAGATGGCTGACTTATTGATAGAAGAGATAGAGATTAGAGGTAGGGCGAATGGCTTCAACGTCACCGCTAACGTAGCGTAAGGTGAGTGAATGGTAAGGACTGTCAACAAGAAGTACCAAGTGTGGCTCGCTGGCTACTACGATGACTTCAACGGAGCGAGAGCCATTCCCGATGACACCAACAGTCCGGGTTCCACAAGAAGTCATAGCAATTCCCACCACGGCAACCCGATGAACGGAGAGGCCACGTTGAACCCCCGATACCGATGGGCCGAGCCTGATAGGGATCAGACCGGATCGAATCTCTACGCTTCCTCCACCAACAAGTTCTTGCAGAACGACGGTGTGTTTGAGTATATCTCGTATGACGATACAAGGCAAAGCAGCAGCGAATGGGAAGGTAGGGCGCAGTTGCAATACCCCGACGGCCACGTTGCCAACAGATACAGGTTCGCAGGGTCAGGTAGCGTGGGCTACCAACGGTTCGTTAACGGCTACGACACCATAGGCTCGTATCTCGTTCCCACAGGCAGCAACGACGCTACTTTCGGTAGGGCGGCCATGAACGGCTACACAAGCAGCCTGTACGAAGACCCTTTGGAGGCGGATCAGTCAAACGCTGGTGTCACAGACACCACAGGGGATTTCGTGCAAAGGGCGCACCTCGCTGGTGTGTGGATGGGTGAGCAGTTTCAGGAAACCTCATCAAACACACCCCACACCCTGTTTGCCGAGGTCACTTCCCCCGCCAAGAAGCCGTTCCTAGTCGTTCAGTCCTCAAGGTGGGACAGCACCGACAATGAGAACACACCGACTTTGATCTACGATGGTCCTTTGAATACAAGACTCGATGGCGATGTGTTTACAACGCGCCTTTGCTTGAGGACGTTGACGGGGGCCGGTACGACGAATTGGAACAAGATAAACCTTCAGTTTGAGATAGGCTTCGCAGCACCAACAAGCGCACTGACGGACACAGGGTTCAGTGGCACACCAGCCGTTGACTTCACCATACCTATCAACGACACAGGACTTGTTATTTCCCCTAACATAACATACGACCAAACAGGTCTGCTATACAATGACCTAGATCAAGAACAATCTTATGACAACGATGACGCTTGGCTTGACATAGACTTCGTTATGGACTACACCAACACTAGATACGACATATATGTGAACGGAACAAGGGTCAAGCAAAACCAAGCCATGAACGGATCACCCACACCAGCCGATCTATACGGCTATCAAATCACTGTCAAGAACAACAGTTCTCACACCCAAAACGGTTATGTTTCCTACTTGATGGTTGATCGTGTAGGTGTAGTCAGATACTTGACGGACAACGTGACGGGAGACACAGACGATGCCCCCATCACAAGCCTGAAGATGACCCGATCCACTAATGGTATATCTTCCTGTCAAGTAAAGGTATCGGACATACCTGACTTACACACAGACGGAGTGAGGGGAAGTGTCGCAGCAAACTACGCACACAACCTCAAAGACCTATTTGTGGCTACCTCCGCCCTTGATTGGAACTTGCTCATCTTCGGTGACACCGACACAAGAATGGACAGGCCACTGTGGAGGGGTATAGTCGAGAAGTTCAACATTACACAGAAAGCAAGAGACAGGAATCTCACATTCGATGCACGGGACTCTCTTAGCGTCATGGACCGCACCGTTCCCCTGTGGGAAGTAGGACAGGAGGCACTGAACGACAGCGAGGAAGACACACCCTATTGGCTCTATGAGGCCAAGGGATTCAAGGATGTCATGAACATGGGTGTCACAAAGTTAAAACTTCTCAACAACGATTTGGGTTTCGACAAGGATAGCGGCCACATAGAGACATCCACGCAAAGGACGCAGTTGGGTTCCGGCCATCCCATACAGATGTATAACAACGAGAACTCGGTGTATGGTCCCAACGACGTAGAGAACTATTATGAGGGTCTTGGTGTCACTTGCGTCTACAAGAATGCGAGCGGCCACACAGTAGTAGAATTAGAGCGTGATCCCGGCACTCTCAGCACGGGAATCAACTTCATCAACTTTACAAACCACAACGCAACAAACAAGACCGTAAGCACTCAATCATCCGATGGTAAGACGCTGACGTTTGACGGGTCTGTTGCTGCTCAAACACTTACTTTTACGGGAGAAACAGCCAAGATCATCTATATGGGGAAGGCTTGGGGTCCGTTCTTCGATTACCAACTATACACCAATATCCCACCATACAACCAACAGTGGCCTAGCATAGACTCCACGCACCCAAACAGCACATACTATGGAACCTTCGGCAACGCTGCTGACCTACACTTCATCTTCGATGCAGACCCCGGCCTTTCCGTAGGCGATGAGTTTGCGATAAATGGCGTAAACGATGCAGGAACCGCAACAGTTCCTTCTGCCTACATAGGGAAGCATAAGGTAAAGCAGATACAAACCACCAAGTCATACTTCAATGACACGATAACAGGCACAAACGACGCTAAGATTTGGTGGGTCAAGACGCACACACAGTATCAAGGTAGCGAACTAGGAGACTATTCTGCGAACACACTACTATACTCAACAGCACGGGTAAGTTGGTCTAAGGATAAAGGTAATATTGACACCGTAGAGGAACTGCCATACAGGGCCTTGCACGCCCGTTGGATGCGTGACCTACCTCAATCGCTGTGGTTCCAATACCACTTCGGAGTGATAAACAAAGACGCTGTGAACAACGCCAATCTAGCACAGCAAGCGATCAGTGCCAGCCAAACCCTCACATCATCGAGCAACAAACTACAAGTCACTTCTACGACTTACTCAAATGTGCCACAATACGGTGTCGCTGAGATTTGGCAATGGAATGGAACAGGTCCGGTGAACAGCAACAACTTGGTCTTTAGGGGTAAGTTCGTGTATCAAGGAAAGGTGACATCAGGAAGTGACTACTATCTGATAGGATGCAAGTATATGCCTACTATTACCGTGGGAATAGTATCTACCTACTACTTGAAGGTGCGAAGCATACAAGATGACTACAAACACGTTTGGTTGCTATGGTCAGACATGAGGAACAACGGCAAGGCTGATGCAGATGGTAGCGAGAGAAAGAAAGACTTCGGATTGCAACACCCTGTCACTGAAAACTACGAGGTCGATATGTTCTACGTCGATCAGACCGACGCAGATGGAAACATCGACAAGTTTGCGAGCCTGAAAGTGGGAGAGGACATAGATATTTGGAATGTGGACGCAACGGCTGATCCCGTGACAAACATAGCCTTCTCCAAGCCAGCAGATTACTCCACATCGAGAGCGGTCACAGCAATCAGCAACGTGGCTGGCAAACTAAGAATATCGACAAGCACAACAACAGGAGTAGTAGCCGGTGATTATGTGCATCTAGTAGGAACACAAGACCACGATGGAGGACATCTCGTTGATTCCGTATCTGCTGGAAGCAGTATAACGACAACTACCACATTTGTCAGCACCACATTGTCTGTTAGCGGCACGGCTCTATACTACCCGACTACAGGTAGCGAAGAGGACTTGTCGCAATACCAAGATTGGGAGGACAAGGGCGGTGCTTTCCTAGTTGTGGACTCATCTCCTTTCTTTAATCTTAACACTAACTCTAATGATGGAAAGACCGGACAAGAGGCTGGTGGCGCAACTGACCTCATAGACTACACATCAAACAGCAAGGGCCAACCTACGTTGATAGACAACTATTGGGCCGAGGCGATTACCTCTCATCTAACAACCGGAGATAAGGGACTAACTCATCCTAATGCACAATACATAATATCAGATGCTACGTTTGTATCTGACCTAGATAACAACCAAACTTATCTAAATACGAATTACTTGGGTCTTCCCGTCAACGATGCTAGTATATTTGCACAAAACGGCTATGGTCAAATGAGAGCGGTGTTAGATAACAATGAGAATGTGCAAGACTTCTACTTCTCATGGACAGGTAGGATAGAGAGCGAGTTAGGTTCCTACACTGTAGCCACAGCAGGTTCAAGTGCTACTTTTGAAGGTAGGACAACACAAGAGATAACAGTATCGGGCAGTCCTAATTTTGACTTGAATGGCATAAAAGAAGGTATGGTTGTCGTTAGAACCAAGGGAAGTACGGAAACCATACACAATATCATAAACTTAGGAGAAACTGACGACAGTAACCAAGGAAATACACTGATCGTGCAAGGTAGTGATTGGGCTGCTACTGATACATTTGTAGTGCCGCCGCAGTTGGGCAAAGTGTATATGACACAATTGACTGAAAATGAGATAAACTTGGCTTTGGCAAGCAGAACGGGCTTTGAAGATGCCATTAGAGACAAATTCAACGCAGAACAGGGGAATACATGGGACATATTTGGATTAAAAGCGTCAAGAGAGGCTAGCAAGAGGGTCGAAGTTCACCCAACTATAGGTTCTGCTTTTATGCTAAGATTAATGATGCACATGGACGGGTTCATCAAGAGCAGAAACAGTGGTACTTTCTTTGAGAACGACAAGATACGGACCTTGTGGAATGCAGCCATAACAGACAGTTGGCTGCCACCAACACGTTTGACCGCCATGTATGACATCAACAACGTGCCAAATACTAGCATCATGACCACATACAACGATACGTCGTCAAACGACAGTTATGGGTCGATGTTGGACACAAGAAACAAGACCTTGGCTTCCATATTGAATTCTATGAGGCAAAACAGTGGCTTTGGAGATACGAATGAGATAAAGACGACTTTCTCATACTTAATAGGTCACGATGGTAGGTTGGAATTCAGGCCAAAATACAACTCTCATCTCTCATTCGATAGGCAGAACATGAAGATAGCCAACTTCTCGTCTGTCACGACATCGCAGATCACGAATGTCAGGGTTTACTACAACGGAGGTGCTTCTTTCATTGACTATCCCAAACCAGCGACCACTGACACGACAAGATGGCGAATATTGGAGAAACCTGCGATCACAAGCGGAGAGGAAGCACGTTTCCTAGCAAAACAAGAATACAACAAAAACCAAAACGCACCCATGAGCCTGTCCATAGAGCCTATCTTAGAGTCAGATGTGGATTACAAGATGATAGAGAGCGGAAGATACGGCTACATAGCCGATCCATACATCGCCTTGAAGGGCAAAGGTGCAAACGTAGCATCGGAATACAAGTATGTCACGAATTGGACACGTTTGGGAGGCGGAGGCGCGTTGTTCCCCGGTATGGTCAACGCTCTTGACGGCAACCAAGCGACAACCACGGACATATACGCAAGATACGGGAGTAGCGCAATAGACAATACCTCATCTAGCATCACATACACCAACAACTACACATGGTATGGGGCGAACTCGATCTCATATGCCTTGCAGGTAGTGGATGTGACTAACAAACTACCTTTCGTAAGCGCAACTAGCGGCGAGTCCTTGAGAGTTTGGATAGACTTGAAATCATCACAAGCGTCCGACGCTACAATAGATACGGCAGAATTCACCATATACTTATACGATTATAGTTTCGCTACTGATAGGGCTAGAGCGGCCACGACAGAAGGGGCGGCAAATATAGACGTGAAACACAGTGGATTCTACGAAATATCAGTTCCTACGAGTTATGACAATTCTGCTGGCGGAAAGGTGATAGTATCGTTCAACGCAGAATACTGTCGTGCGCTTCTCAGGCACAGGTGCGGCGACCCGTCAAGTGCGAACATCCTAGCGAGAAAGGCGACGAACACCAACACTATCTTCCCGATAGGAAAGAGGGAATACGACTTCCAAGCCGGAACGATGAACGATAGGGCAGAATGGTACGCTCCACGTATAAATATATGTAGAGACATGGCATATCATCCCGCCACGATAGTATCTGTCACCGATCCGGGTTTGGGACTCAACACGGCAACGAACATGGTCGTGCAAGATGTATCGTGGAATGTCATGGCTGGTCAAACTGACCAAGTAATGTTGAAGTTAGAGCGGGATGAATCCATAAAGGTCGGTAGTTTGACTACATATCTGTTCAATCCAAACAGTGCAGGGTCGCAAATGGCTAATGATTGGGGTCAGAATCTAAACCCGCCAATCATAGGATCAGACGCACTTGCTCCCACTCCACCTACCAACACACCATCTACCGATGGAACACCAACATTAATAACAGGAGGCAGCACTGACACACAAATAGGCTTCGGAGACACAAGCGTTAGCATCAACCAATACTCAAGAGGTTCTTTCGGTAGGATTAGAGGTAGGATGAACTTCAATGACTTAGGAAACAGCAAACTAGCAGTTTTGGGTCAGAACAGAACGGGAGCCACACCAACGGCTATGTTGGGAATAGAAGGTGGAGAGGGGTCTATCATCGCAACCGGAGGTTCTGCCGCTCTAACAGCCGATGGCTACGTCTTCGGTGGCAAGGGCAAGAGATACACCGGAGACAGTTTCGCTGGTAACTTGACAAGTCAGAAAGTAAGCCTACAAACGCAGTTCGTGACACCTGAGAACGTAGTAAATGACGATATTATTGTCACCGCAAAAGTAAGTTGTGGTGATTTCAACACATCTCAGACTGCTGTGCTTGAAACGACTGTCACTAATACTCAGACAGGAGCAAGTGTGAGTGCGACTACTAACATATCCACGAACACAGACAGAAAGACAGTCGATCTGATACCAAGCACTACTCTATCAGGTATAAGCAATCCTAAGACTAGATTGGAAGTGAATATCGTCAGAAAGCCCGGAACAGGAAGTGACAACGCAGACTCTACATCTGTGACCCTACACAACTTGGATGTGAGGATGAACAGGGCAGCGACCCCAACCGCTTCCAAGTCTGCTCAGTTCTCTACGTTCTCGTAGGAATTTCGTAGGGCTAGAATGTCCTTGGCACGCTTCCTACCGATGCCTTCAATCTCCATCAGTGACTTCTGTGTTGTGCGTGAGCGTAGTATTCCCGGCAGACTACCGAACTTCTTCAAGAGTTTCTCGGCTGTCGCAGGTGTCACGCCCTGAACTGTGGAAAGAGCGGCTATCCGTGGGTCGAGGTCGAACTTCTTGACGGAGTGTATGATGTCGGGATGGTGGTTGCTGAGAGCCATGCCGTCCTGTGTGTGGTTGACGACCAACCACTCCACGAAGTCGTCCATGCTGATAACCTCCATGTACTTTATCTTGGGGAATCGCTGATAGAATGTGATCTTGAACTGATTTATGACCTTCTTCATCCGGGCCATCTCCATAGCGATCTGCTTGGCCGACGGCCTTCTGCTTCCCTGCACCCACGGCTTGAGTTTCGTGCCGTAGACGAGCAGCACGGGGTTCTCGTAGTTCTCTTGCAAGTCCCGCAACTGCGCTACAATCGTGCGCGTCCTACCTATTCCCAAGATAGACCGGTAGAGGTCATTTATCTCCTTGGCCTCTATTCCCCACTTGCCTATCTGATAGTCGGCTGATGCCATCCTACATACTTTTACCTTATCACTACCCATTCTCATGAGCAGTTTGTTGACTACTTTGGGATTTTCCCGGTCATCGACCAAGAGCATGATAGATGTAGTCTTATGGGTATATTTAAGGCGTTTCAAAATCCGTAGTGCTGATACACTTCGTCTTGCAACACTACTATGTGCATTTTACAAGTATCGCAGTATTTTTCAGTCGATTTGTCGAGGTGGAACTCGCAGTTGCAGTTCGGGCAGTTTTGTAGTTCTTCGGGTTTCATTTTTAACATTGTCATCATTTTATCATCTCCTTGTTCCGTCATCTCGCCAGCATGAGCCGGGACAGCCTATCTTCGCTGCCAGCCATGAGCAAGTGGGAGTGTTTTCGTGGTCGAGTATGGATCGGACGTGCATACGAGTCTCGGACGGGTTGAAGTCCCTCCAACCCAACTTTCCGATGAAGTCTGTCATCTCGACGGTTATCTCATCTTTCTGTGCTGCCGTGAGTGAGGCAGGGGGAACGAACCACCTGAGATTCTCATACAAGTGGTAGGCCAACGCCAATCTTGGTGCGTGCTTGGGATTCTCATGGGCGATGGCTTGTTCTATGCACGGAGGTATGGGAATCTGCCCCGCAGACCCTACCTTTTCGTGCATGACAGATTGAAATGTCATTTCGATTTGGGGATTGGCTGCGATCCACTTGGTTATGCTGAAATCACTGTGTTTTGGCGTGCCTCGGAACGGGTCAAGGTCTTTGAACCGAGACTCAGGCTTAGAGGGAATATTGTAGCCAATAGGATTAGCGGCAAATTCTTCTGTGTCTATGTTGACCGCCCACTTCTGACGGGTCGGGTTGTAGGTGTCGGGTATGCGAGTCAACTTCTGCGGGTGTCCCACGCCATCGAGGGTCTTGAGTCCCTTCGCCATCTGTCGCTCGTAGCGGTCAACGTGCTTGGCTATGGCCGTTCCCATGACAGGCTTCTCAAACATCTGATGGATGTGGAAGCCTCGGCCCGTGAACACCGTCCTGATGTCACCATCAAGCCGATTGATCAGTTCTGCTGCATCTAGTTTCACGTCTTCCAAGGAACCACCTTCTTCTATGTCAAAGTCCCACCAAGCCCGGTCCATGATCACCGAAGCGATGTCCATTTTCCAAGGTCTTGTGGGGTCAGCACGCTGGTATGAGTAGAGCGACGTATAGCACGATGCCCTACCATTCACACGACTAACATAATCGTCAAAGTTCTGTCGGCTGTCACAGGGAGTACGTCGCAAACCTATCTCACGGGGAAATGACAGTAGCATGATATTACACCTCTTGCTGGTGTCCACACTCACATCCCATCACGGTTATCAACTTAGGGGTCATCCCCTCTTGGCCTGTGACCTGCCAAACGTCTTCTTTGCCTTCCCAACGGTCTTCATGACCGCAAGCGGCACATACTACCTTCATACATCCCACTCCGTCATACCGTTTAGTTCAGCCTCGCAGTTAAGCGAAAAATCGCACCAAACAGGGCAGAAATAGTCATTCCATTTCATCGGCCACTGTTGGGATGTCAATGACTCTATAGTGTCGTATAAGTTTTCTTCAAAGGTATTAAGAGAACGCTCTCGGAAAGGCTCAAGCAGGGCGAACCCACGCTCAGGGCCGACCCACATCGTCTTTCCTCTCTTGTTGCCCTCAAGCAGCAGGTTGTCGTTGAGGTCTTCGGGTATCTCGTAATCAGGCGTGATGTAGAGGAAATGAGTCACCTCGTCGTAGCCCAAGGCCCTTAGCATACGGGTGTAGTAGACCAACTCCTTGCGTGTCCTACCTAGTTTGCTCATACCCATGTTGCCTGTCTTTAACTCGACAAGGCACAGGCCACCGTCGGGATGCCGTATCACACCGTCGATGAGGCCGACCCATATGATCTCATGACCGTCGAACTGCTCATACACCTGATGCTTTATCTCAGCCTCGACAACCTCAAGGCCACCAAGGTCGTGCGCTATCTGATGTATTAGTAAGGTAAGACTATCTACGCCCTCGTCTTCTTCCACGCCTTGCTCGGCGGCGACTTCGGGAATGACTTCAGGACCACTTAGAAGACCATGCTCCATCACAGTATGCACGGCTGTTCCCCTAATCATTTCCTCAGTGGGAGGCGCACGGGGAATGTCAGCGACATACGACCAATAGAACTGACGTGGACACTTCATGTAGGTCATCAAAGAGGACTTGCTGATACGCAAGATACCGTCACCGGGACGGTACGAGGAACGAGATACTTGATCTTCACTCGCTCTCGTCATTCATAATCAGCCCGCTATCCCAATCTTCCACTGTCGTTTGCTTGTTATCAAAAAGGTTCTCTCCACAGGTGGGACATTCATCTTGCTTTGGAAGTCCGTTGATGATAGGTCTTGTGACATGCTCACCACAGTTGGCGCACGTTATGTCCTCCGTCTTGCCCATGTCTTTCAACAGGGCAAACAGAACAATGTTTAGTTTGCTTAGTTGGTTGTCAACTATGCTAAACGCTTGCACCGTCTGTCCCATAAATGTCTGTATCTGTTCTGCAAATTCAGCGAATGTCTTATCCTGCTTCATGTTGTCACCTCGTCCAACCACGGCTATAAACTATACCCACGTAAGGTTCCCAAGACCCCTATGCGCATTGATAAGGGGTTGGGTAGGCCACCCCGCAAGATTGAAGTATGGCTCGACTTTCTTGAGGATGAAGCGGTCAGCCAACTTGCTGTAGCCGATGGTTGCAATGCCATCTATCTCCGATGGATCATCGAAGGCTAGGTAGTTCCCCTTCTCATCTATGGTGACGAGGAAGAAGTCACCTGCTCGGTAGCCCTTGCCTAAGAACTCGTTGGCCCATCCAGCACCAGCAGAAGGGCCTGACAGCACCTTGTATTGTGATAGGTCCTTGACTAACTTCCCCTTCATGCACAGGAGAGCGGGGTCTACGTTCCCACCTACGACGTTTGTGATGAGGTCTGACAGTTCCGTTGTCACCTTGTCGCTTGGGTCGCCGTTTAGTATTCCCGTTATGGTATTAGTCATAGCCTCCTTCATGACAGGCGGCATACGAGATTGCTTCAACTCGATGCCCTTGACATAGAGGGTAGGATCGTGGTAGGAGCCGTCAGTCCACGCTGTCATGCCCGTGTACCTGTTCTTGGCGACGAGGATGATACGGGAACACCACTTCTCAAACTCAACCTCTATGGGGGCCATACGTGCGTTTATCCTGTCTATGACCTCCAACCCCCTCTCAGGCGTGGGTATGACGCAGAATACGCTGTCTGTGTGGCCGTAGAGAACCTTGAAGCCCTCGGCCTCGGCCTCGTCCATCAACTCATGCAGGGTGCTTCTTGACGTGTAGGTGATCGCCGCAGCGATCTCAGGGTGATACATACCATACTTAGCGTCACCAGCAACCCCGTACATGGAGGCTACGAGCGTCTTGGCAGCGAACTGCATTGTGTCCCACTTCTTGATATTCTCAGGGTCAGACTTCATGAGGGCCTTGAACTCGTTCCGCATCTTGGTCATGTAGTCCATCTGTCGGATGAGAACGCCCTTTGTATCGGTCCTGAACTTTGTACCGTTGCCACAATCCTCCCCGTCAGGCGAGAGTGTGTCCCAAGATATGTTGTACTTATTGGCGTTGCTGTGATACATTGCTTTTATGTCAAGAATACCTACGTTGTCGTAGACACCGGGTTCCACGTCTAAGACATCTGCGCCCTCGTAGTTTATCTTGTCGAACTGCGGGCGTGTGGGAATCCTGCGGTCAAAGCCGGGGTCAGTGAGAACGAGGTTGCTGAACATCTTGGTGATGAACGGCGTGGATCGTATGTCGCACTGAACGAGGTGCTGCAAGGCTATGAAGTAGTCAAGAGCGTTGACAGCCTCATCAAGACGAGGCAGCAGCCTCACGTCCTGTCGGCAGTAGTGTATGTATAGGGCCTTGTCCGTGTCCCATGTGTCGTGGCCGTCGGGCAACTCTACCTTGGTTTCCCCTACTATTTCCTCGCCTACGTCGCCCAACTTGTAGGAGGGAAGTTTACCGTTCTTCAACTCCCACAACTTAGAGACAGCGAGCATCAGGTCGATGCAGTTGCGGCCTACGATGGGCTGGTCCCAATCACCGAAGTCATACCTTGCCTGTCGCAAGGGAGACATGGATGAGGCGGGAATGCCACAGACCCTACACCTGTCGAAGAACTGCTTGATGTCTGCGCCCGTGACATACCAACCTGCGATGATGTCAGGGTCTTGCTTGTTCATGTGCTTGATGAAGTGAGTCAGTAGACTCTTTTCATCCCCGAAGCCTATGGCCGGTGTGTTATATGAATATTCACCGTATTTATTATAAGGCTTAGAGTTGCCATCACCGAGGTCAGGCTCAAGGAACCAAACAAACTCTCGCTCGGAGAAGTTGTCGTAGACTACTATTACCCTTATCTTTCCAGTGACAGGCGACCACTCAGCATCGAGATACCAAGTCCTGTGCCTGTAGTTGGGAATCTTCTCGTTCCCATCGTTGATGTAGTCAGCCAATACACGGTTGACGTAGGGAATGTTCGCCTCCCACGTCTGTCCTGCGTAGCCTATGTCTGATACGTCCTTGGTAGTAGCACAGACGATCTTGGTCAGGGACTCGCCATACAAGCCTGTATAACCCGACTCTTGGCGAACACAATCTATGAATTCCGCATCCTCGTCACGAACAAAGCAGTAGGGCCAATAACCCGTAATGCTTTTCTGATAGCGTTCACCTTCCGGCGTGCGGCCACGAACAATGATGTCACGACCTCGCCCCCTCTCAACGATCATCTCACTCGCCTTTCTTTCTTCCACCGCGAGAGCGTGTTTCAATGTTGTGCTTGTTGAGCCACTTGTTTATGGTCATAGGAGAAGTGCCACACTCTAGGGCTATATCTGCCATAACCCTGTCGTTTGTGACATACTGCTCGTAGAGCCAATCGTACTCCTGATAGACCTTACCTACGTTTTTCCTGATGTGGACGGTAGCAACCGTGTCATCAAAAACAATCTCATGCGTGCCTAGTTCTAGTTCTTTTAAGTTTACCTGCATAGTATCATGCCCCCAAGTTTGACGCTTGGAATATGAAGTCACCGTCGCCAAGGTCGATGAACATCTTGATGCCCTGACCCATCGCGGTGAAGTCGAAGAAAGACATATTCACCTTGTTGTTGAGGTTCTTGAACACATAGTCAAGGCCGCCGTTGAAGGTGGCTTGGAACTCAACGCTCGGTGTCTGTGTTATCTGCGTAGTAGTTTTACCTTTGATTTCCGTGCCGACGTTGATGAACAACCCGTCACTGTTTGACATGACCCGGAACTCGTTGTGCTTCTGCCCGTTCATCTCGTCGCACCTGAAAGCCTCAAACAAGTCTGTGCTGTCAAGTTCTCCGAAGACAACGGAGGGTTTGTACTCAGTCCCGTCCTTGCCTACATAGGCGTTGAGGGATAGTTTGTCTGCTATGGCGTTGGACTTGGTAGACCATGCGGCCATAGTGTCAGGTGTGTGTGGGAAGGCAAGTGCCTCCGAGGAAGCAGCCAGCGTGGTCTGTTTCCTACCTGATTTGATCGTCACCTTGTCTTCTTTTGGCGTAATGGTAAGTGGGCTGCTGTGGTACTTCAGCGCACCGAGCCAAGTGTTGATGTCGGTGACGGGAACAGTGCCTTCTCCCGTGCATGGTATGGAGAGGCGGTTGAGGGACGACACACCATCCTTGACAAGTGCCGTTCCCGTCAACCTACCGCTTTCCACCTTTAGTAGCACAGAATGGACCTGTGCAAAACTTTTACCCTCAATGTTCTGCTTTCGCTGCATTAGCGCAAGCAACCACTGTAGGGAGTTCGTATCAAGAGTAATCATCCCAATCACTCAAGCATCCAAGGTAGCCCAAAGAACTCGACCTTGCCGTTCTTGACGGAAAGTATGTCGTGCGTCGATCCTACCTTCTCAATGTTCTTGCCCTTCATTTCCTCGATAGTCCCACGGACTACCCACTCACCGTCACCAAGAGTCCTGTCACCCTCGACACCAGCCGCAGGGTCAGCCTTCTTCATGTAGCGAGATAGGAATATCTGCTGCGAGAACTTTCTCATGGTCCCTTTCTCCCACTCCGGGCGGAAGCCTACGGTCATGAGAACCTTCTTTCCTGTGCCGTCGTCCATATATTGAGACACCGGCTTGAGGTGGAAGGTGAAGTAAACCTTAGCCACGTTCAGGCTGTGTAGACGGGTCAGGATGTTCCTGTAGAGTCTGTTGCGCTCTCTCCACTCTTTCTGATTGAAGGAGTCGCCCTCTTCTTCTATGATACCCCTTGATAGTAGCGATGCACGCATAGCGTGTTCGCACCACTTCAAGAACGTAGAGCCACCGTCAAAGATGACACCACCAACCGAGTCAGGGTCTTCTTTGACCTGCTCCGCAAGGATGTTGACATACCAAGATGTCTTGTCAAGGAGAGCCTTGTAGTCCACGTTGTTGTCCTCATCAAAGATAGATTCGTCCGTCTCGTCGTGCAAAGGTAGCACGATGACGTTCTGCGCACCGGGATATACGTGGTCAACCGTGGCTTTAGCACTGTTGTCAACATCGAAGATGAATACCTTCTTACCGGACGTGATCTCAGGCTCAAGCAAGGACAGGGCGAGGCCCGTCTTCGCGGTGTTCTCATGACCCACAAACGCGCACCTGTGGGTGATCGTGTTCGTGGTGTTCTGTGTGAACATTCTCCTGTAGTATTCTGCATCGAACTTCGACTCAGGCTCGGTTGTAGTGGCGGTTGTCTGCTGTTTCACATTGGTTGCTTGTGTTCCCCAACTCATATTATCACCTCATTTGACTATACATATAAACCTACTGTGACGGTGCGGTTATGGCTGCGTCAGTCATGAGAATTAGTGCGGCCACGGAAACTGCGGCATCAAGGCTGTTGATGACCACGTTCACAGGGTCGATGACCCCATCCTCCCAAGCATCGCCGGTAGCCCCGGTGACACCGTTGAGATAGGAGCCTTCTTCGCCCTCAAGCGCGTTCAGGAACAGATCACTACCTGCGTTTTCTTTTATCGTAGTAATAGGTCCGGCTAGTGCGGTTGAGAACAGGTTGAGAATCTCAGCGTTCTCATCCCTCGGATGCTGCTCCAACTGAGAAGCGGCCCGATACAACTCGGACCCACCGCCAGCGATGACACCATCGGACAGTGCGTGCTTGCACGCATTGACGGCATCATCGACGCGCTCCTTGCGCTCTATCTGCTCTACCTCGGTCACGCCACCTACATAGATGGTGGATATTCCCGTGGTCAGCCGGGTGATCCTGTTCTGATACGCCTCTTTGTCCCACTCATTGTCAGTGCCATCCCTCAACTCGGTGAGAGCGAAGACGGAATCCTCAACGTCACCACCACAGTCAACGAGAACGGTGTTCCTCTCGCCAATGAAGGACCGCTTGCAAGTGCCAAGGGTATCTAGTTTTAGCGTGAGTTTATTGAACTCCGCGTCCATCTTCGTCCCTGTGGCTGCGGCTATGTCCTCCAACCATGACTGTTGCTCATGTGGCATACCGGGAACCTGCACGATGGCGCAGGACACCTTGCCCTGTATCACGTTGACAAGTAGGTTCTGCAAGACAGTGCTGTTGAGAGAGGCACAGAAGACCACAAGTGGCCTACCTTCTTTTATGCTAATCTCAAGTGCTGGCACTAGGTCATTGAACGTGTTGATCTTCCTACCTGTGACATAGACGAGGGGGTTCTCATACTCACACATATTGCGTGGTGCGTTTGCCATAGCCCTGTGCATGAACCCAGCGTAGACCTCAAAGCCGTCAGCCGAGTCAACGTATGTCTCGCCGTTGAGCGACTTCTCTATGGTCACTGTTCCGCTCTCGCCGTTCTCCTTCATGACGTTGGCGATCAGTCGCCCCAAGTCCTCATCGTTGTTTGAGGCTATGGTCGCCACATCAACGAGGTCGAAGTCCCTGTTCACCTTACTCTCAAGGTAATCCCTTGTCTGCTCGGTGTAGGAAATCAAAGCGTCACGGATGATCTGCGGGCTGATCTCCTTCTCCATCAACGACAGCGAGCCGTTGGCAAGGGTCTTAGCGATGATCGTGGCACTCGTAGTACCGTCACCTGAGTTGCCCTGTGCCTCGGAGGAAACCTGCTTCATCAAGTCGATTCCCATTTGCACGTAGGGGTCAGGGTCAGTGACAGCGCGAGCGATGGTCACACCGTCGTTGAGAATGGCAGGGTAGCCTCCCAACGGATTCTGTAGAATCACGGTGCGAGCCTGTGGCCCAAGAGTGCCTTTCACCGCATCAGCAACGAGATTGACACCCTTGAGCAACTTGCTCCTTGCTTCCGTTCCTGTCAGCATACTCATGTTCACGCCTCAAGTCCAAAAGAAGTGTTGTCGTTGTCGTAGAAAAGGTCTTCGACCCCTATGGCATACAAGTCCTTGTAATGCACACAGATAGTGCGAGCGTCGAGCGACACAGCCTTTTCCTCGTTGTAAAGGATAACATCACCCAAGTTTAGTTTTATGGGAACAGTTTCTCCCACCGACTCCACCACGAAGGCGGTCTTGAGGACAAGACCCGTCTCTAGGGTGTGTTCGGTAGCCACAAGGATAACGTGGTCGCCCAACGCCCTCAAGCATCCCACCCCTCGGTGAAAGACTCGGTGACGCTGGCAACCTCGTCAAAGGCATACCATCCGTTGACGGATAGCCTGTCTTCGCCTTCCCTGCTTCTCCATGCCTGTCCGACGAGCATGAGTTTCGTGCCGACGGCGAATGAGACATCCTCATCGCAGTAGACATCCACAGTGCCAGCCATCGAGGTTAGGTCGATGTCACCGCATACTAGGATGCAGCCACCGTTGTCCCGTGGGTCGATGTGTATGACCTCGGTGTTGACAGCGAGGCTTCGGTCCCACCATCCGTCTTGACCGTTGAACTTGTCGTAGTATGCGCCCAAGTCAGATAGGCCGTTCAGTAGGTTCTCAGCACCGATCAGATCACCGATCATGTCCATTGGTGGACCGGGGAAGATGTTCGCTAGGTTAGCGTCCGGTGAAGGGACGGAAACCTCGGCGTTCAGGTATGCTCGGTCAGGACTGCGTGCCGACTTGAGCGGTATGGTCAATGGCGTGAAGGTCGGGTACTGCCTGTCAGCAGCCTTTCCGCTTCCGCTTACAGTGATGAGTCTGAGGTCAGACTCGCCCTGCTTCCTACCGTAGAAGGCCATGACTCTCTCCCTCTCGTCCTGTGGTCGTGGTGCGCCGAACTTGAAGTTGCTGTCACCTGATGGGAAGGTTGGGTTGCTCTTGTCCCACACAACGTAGAAGTGTGTGTTGGCATCTAGGGCCATCGTGTGCTTTGGTAGAGCAGGTACGTCTGCCTCTTCAGCACCGAAGAAGTCTTCGCGTGCGAGTCTTGTGTAAGTCCCATCGTGGTTGTCCTCAAAGAGAACGACGGAACCAGCGTTGACCAGCGTGTTCTTGACCTCATCGGATGCACCGACGAGTTGGTTCTTCATCTTGTTGTAGAGAATCTTACCCCACTCTTTAGGTCTTGGCACGGATATGAACATACCCTCGTATGTGTCAGCACCAGCACGCCTCATGCGTGAGTTCTCGGAAGTTATGTTGCGGGCAGCGACTCTTAGAGCGAGAATGAAACAATCCTCGTCAGAGCGTCCGGCTGCTTTCCATGCAGCCCCCTGCTCGGCAAGAACTTCATCAGCCCTCGCTTGCACTACTTCAGGTGCGGCGTTCAGCGTCTTGGCGATATTATTAAGCATTTGTTCACTCATTTTATCCCTCGCGGTTGTTTGGTGGTCAATTGACTACGGCTATAAACCTAACCCTCTATCAGAAGAAGGACGAAGTTCGACAGTGCAATGTCGGGATCAACCCCGTCAATGATGTCTCGCTCGGCAGTTATGGCCGCGTCAATGACTCGCATCTTGGATTTAACGGCAGCATCGCCGTTGACGGCAAATCTGAATATCTGCCTTACTACTTCCCTTGGTTTCTGTCCCTCAAGCATACCGTTGGCTGCATCGAAGTCCTTCTCCTTGAAGCATAGTTTTAGGAAAAGAGTAGTGTTGAACCCTGTCTCGTTGAGTGAGTGTAGAAATGAAACCGCATCTATCTCCCTCTCAAACGAGGCAAAGGCTTGGAGCGCGTTGATGCAGTTGCGTAGGTCGCCGGGATGTGCGTCTGCGATCAGTCCCAACTGCGACATAGTGATGTTCACACTCTCGGAGCCACATATGACAGCGAGCCTGTCTATGATGTCCTGCTTGGGAACGGGATAGAACGGTATGTCCAAACATCGGGAACGGAGCCACGGGCTGATCTTACTTAGGTCATTGCAGGTCAAGATAAAATAACCCTGAGAGTTCTCAATGACACCCTTCAGTGCCGACTGTGCCTCCATCGTCAGTTGGTCTGCCTCGTCAAGAAGTATGATCTGCTCGTTCATGCCCATCCTTGTGAGCGGTAGCAGTTCTTCCTCCACGAAGGCAATGCCCCTTGTCTTCTTGCTCGACGCATTGAAGACGTGGATGGGCCAACCCCTCTCCTTTGCTACTACGTGCGCGAAGGTGGTCTTTCCCGTTCCTGCTTCCCTGCTGTGGACAATGGCGTGCTGTATGTTGTCGAATGCACGGTAGATGTCCCTCGCTGATCCTACGAGTTCATCAGGTGTGTCGGGTCGGTACTTGGTAGCCCATGTTGCGTTCATGACCTGTGCTTGTCGAACACAGATATATACTTATTCTAAACACTCGATCAAGAAGGCCGAGGCTCGCTCGTAGATGTTTGCTAACTCGTTGTGGCTTGGGTTGGGTCCGGTAACACCTGAACGATGATCCGCGTATATGGCGATTACCATTCCCGTCATAATACCTCGTAGGTAGTCATGTGATAGTTTGCTATGGGCTAAGTCCGTGACAGCCTCATCGTGTTCGTCCTCATCGTCAGGGTCAGTGAGTATGTTGAGAGCCGAGCGAACAAAGTTGGCCTCGGCTATGTTGGGGCCGGAAAGTATGGTTTCATAGTCAACGGGCTTACTTAGACCCAAAAGACTGTTGAACAAGTGAGATATGTCGCCTCCCATCATACCACTCATACTCCAACTGCCTTATCAATTGTTCCTCAAGCAATGTAGGCACTTGTCAAAGCCCGGAGGGAACACACGAATGCGTCCACAATCACAGGTCTGTGACTCGCCCTTCTGCTTTGGTGTCATAACAGTTGGACTACGGGTATAAACAATGTCATCACGACAATGTATCAGGGATCGGTCAATATCGTAGACAAGATGCTTTGCCTTTATGCCAATAGCATTCTCCACCTTCTCGCTGCCGACGGCAACGACCTGTGGATTCTTGCTCATGAGAGCGGATAGGCTGTGAGGGGAAGGTACGGTCCTGACGTTCTTCTCGCTTGTCAATCGCTCCGCCATTTCCTCCTTCGTCATCTCACCGTGTTCCCATAGGATCTCCACGATGAGTCGGCGCACCCGGCGGTTGTTCGCGCTCATATATCAATATTATTAGGTAAACTATATTAATCGTTTCCTAAATCAGCCCACATTATGCCGTTTGCGAAGGAATCATCATACTGTTGACTTCTCTTGGCCCATCTCTCCTTCGTCCTCGACTTGGTTTTGATATTGTGGGGTATGTTGTCTATACTGAAAGAACTACTATCATCGTAATATAACTTACCATAATCACCAAACAGTTTGTTCAAACTGTCATACACAAACTTGAACAAAGAGAATAATACAAGTGTAAAAGCAATACCCATTAAAGTTCCAACGAGATTCATCACAACCACTCGTTCACCTTCTGCTTACGTTTCCTTACATTCTTAGGCAAGTCATCGCCACGCGCTCTAACCTCATTGGCTACGGTCTTATAGTTTTCTAAGATAATCTCCCAATGCCTGTCGGTGCTGCGGAAGGAACTTGGTCTGACAGGCTCCACCTTCTTCTTCTTGGGCCACACGACCTTCATCCTCTTGGGCTTGACCCCGTAAGCCATGATAGCGTAGGAATACTCGTCGTCTAACACGGGAAAAACATCATTTAGTCTTCTGATAACATCAATGTGTACGTTGTTTGCCTTGAGAAACGCAATGGCAAGGGGAACGGGAACTACCTTGATCAGTTCACGCACCCTGTCACGGTCAGACCATGTGAGCATGGCGTTGATGGCGAAGAAGAACTTGTCCTTACTTTTAGCCTTAAGTTTGTCATCCACGATGCACAACTCCTTGGTCTTCTTGGTGAGTTCCGGTTTGATGTCCGTGACTATGACAAGCCTGTGCCTGATGTAGTCATGCCACCTCTCGACATCACGCGAGCCGAAGTTGTTCGTGTGTAGGATGTACGTGACGAGAGGTTGTACGGGGAGGCTGCTCATCTTCTCGTACATCACGACAACGGGTGGCTCCATGAAGGGAGAGGGATCGTTGGTGAAGATAATCATTCGTACAACTCCATGAACGGGTCATTGCTCACAATGTAATCGTGGATTCGTCGCATCTGATTCATTGTCAGGCCCCATACTTCTGCCACTGACCTAGATGTGACGGCGTAATCGCCAACGTGCCACTTCACGCCCTCGTAGGTTATCATTGCGATAAGACCATCTTCCTTCATGGCCGCCATCAGTTTCGGCAACTCCTTCTTGGTGATGCCACGGGTGGCGAAGTATTTACCGGATGCCGACCTCCACTTTCTCACACGAATCTCCCCTTGTTTCGGTACTGCTCTTTGAATCCCCTGCGCTCTATGAGGTGATACTTGTAGTCACACGACGCGGTGTTCCACTTAGTTTGCCCTTTACTTTTCTCAAGTGGTAGCCTCTCAAACATGAGCGTGCCACCATCGAGATACTCAAGGTACTCCATAGCCTCGTCCCACCTGTTGAGCGAGAAGAACATGGCGGGGAATCTCGCCATAGTATTCTTACCGTTATCCTTCTGTCCTGAAATCTTGATGAACGGGTAGTCCCTGTCCTTCTCCATTGTGAAGCAATGCAACTCAGCGAGGTCTTTCGTCGTAAGGTGGACTATCTTGCCATCGTGTGATTTGAAGTCCCTGTCTCCATACGTCATGACCCGCTCATCGCTCACTCCACCACCTCGTACTCGGTGTCTATGACCGTGTTCATGGCGAGCATTCTGCGCTCAACGAGATCAAGCAGGTGCGGTTGGTCGCGTAGTGTGTCAACTAGTATTCTGCTAATATCATTCATCTGCGCTTGCGCGAGTAGCAGTTGCGAGTCCACGCCGATCTCACGCTTGAGTTGACCGACAAGTTTCAGGGCCGAGTTTGCCTGACCGATCAGACGGGAAGCGTCGGCTACGAACTCGGATGTGATGCCGCCCTGTGCCTCCTTCTGTTCCTCCAACTCATCGAGGTAGGAACGTATTCTTATGACAATATCTTCTGCGGAGTCCAGCGTGTCGATTGACTTCGACCTCGCATCCTCGATGTGCTTGGCCTCATCGGGATCGAACTCAACGTGGTTGTCCATGTGGTACATGACCGTGCCTTCAGGCCAATTGTACCTTGTCTCTAGGTAGACGGGATCACTCTCGCCGTTCTGCACCTGAACCTCAAGGTCCTTGCGCTTCTTGTGGTCGCACATGGCGCAGCCACCCGCGAGAACCCACCGCAATACCTCTATCGCAAAAGCATCGTTCTCTTGTGCCAACCGTGTCTCTATCTCTCGTCTTGTCCTCATGCTGAAAACCTCTTGTTGTTGTCCCTCGATCTCTCTTTGCCATCAGTTCGCCGTAGCATCGGGTCTATTGGGAATAGAGTGTCGTATTTAGCCTTTGTCATCCTGAACTCCATTGGGTGCTTGTCTCTCTTTTCGATGCCCTTGATTCTCCTGATCCTCGCGGCAAATTGGTTGAAGTGCATGGTGTGTCTAGTTTGACGGTAAAGGTTTCCGTTGCGGTAGGTCATGTTGTGGTATATCTCGTCTGCCGTCATCCACCTGTCTTCTTCAACGAGGTAGCGGGCAGCGCACTCCATAGCCTTGCTGTTCTTCATTCTCCTAGCGTTTCGTCCTGTCAATTCATTCATTTTCATTCCCCCGTCCCGAAGCAGCAGTAAACGCCGGGTCTTCCGCGTCCACTTGGCTTGACTTTCTTCTCATGATACCATTCCTGATCCTGTAGGTTCTCGATGATCCATCTCTTTGCTGTGGGGTAGTCCACGCTCAAGGCTTTCACGATGGCCTGAACCAATGCGCTTCTCTTGACCTCTTGCATCCAATACATATCCTTGATGAGTTTGAGGTTCTCGTCCATGACCTCACGGCGCATGGCGAGCGATTGATCTAGTATTGTCCTAAGAGTATCATCAAGCCTGATGATGAGAGGACCGCCACCGTGATACTCAGGCTTCATCATGGCGTAGCCGATGCACAACTTTCGGAACAGGTTGGCCTCAAAGCCCCTGACTTGAGGTTGGTCAAGCCATTCCGCCACGTCATCATCGAAGATAATCCCTGTCGGTGGGTTGGCGATGGCTTCTCTCATACGGTTGCGAATCCAATCTTTTATCTCAATATTAAGGTTGGCTAACTCTAGTCTTTCGGCGGTTGTCATGTTGGATTGAGCGTGCTGCGCTTTCTTGTATAGTCTCTCCTTCTCAGGTGTCATCTCTATGTCGATGATGAAGAACCTGCGGTCAAGCCCGGAGTCCAACTCAAACCGTGCGGGCTGTGTGCCAGCCCAACAGGTGTATCGTGTGGTGTATTGCACCCACCCGGCACGCATGGCCTTCTGCACACGGCCATTGTCAAGGGATGTCAGTAGTTGGTTCTTCATGTCCATGCTGTGATCCTTCTTGGAAGCATCCGACATACTGCTGAATTCCTCAAAGCCGAGGAAGCCACCGCACATCTCACGGGCGATGGGTCGCCCCATGATGTCGCCTTCTTCATTCACACTACCGAACAAACCAGCCTCAGTGATGCTGTTCGGACCCATCATCGTGCGGAACCCTTCACCGAGATCCGAGTTGTTGCTGTGGATGAGTCCTGTCCCTTCAGCGAGGAACATTAGTATTAGGACTGATTTACCTGAACCCTTCGGGCCTCGCATCAGGATGTGAATGCGAGTGTCGGCCACCTGTGTCATCGGTGTATAGATTGGGATGTTGTCGTGCCTAAGCGGGCAGTTCTCTATGACGAAATCAGTTTCCTCATCGACCAACGGGCTGTCAGGATCGAAGTCACACCGGGAACACTTGTTGATGGCGTTGAAGATGTGGCCCCCTATGCTACACAGGAAGATGGGTACTTTGTCCTCTATGTCAACAAAGTGGTTTCTCTTTGCGAAGTCAATAGTTTTATCGAAAATGTTCATGCGTAGAAACCTCCATCGAGTAGTGTCTTCAAGTCAGCAGTCTCGCCCATATGCTCAACCTGCGTGATCATCTCGTATATCTCGCCTACCTTGGCGTGGTTGACTCCGAGCGCGTGAACATCGGATAAGAAGTTGATTAGCATATCTGAACCCCTCTCATTGACAAACACATTCTCGTCGTGCGAACAGATAGCGACCCAATTACCCTTAATAACATTGTGGTTAAAGTTCCCAAAGATGTTAGCGAACATCCAACAGGGCGGGGCTATCAACATATCTTCTTCTATGCGCGAGCCATCCGTCAGGTAAGCGTCTTCTTCCGGGTTCAGGTAGTCGAAGACAACGAGTTGGTCATCAGGAACGTAAGCCTGTTCTGCTGCCGGGTAGCCGCCCATGAGGTGAGATGTGAGATAGAGCGACTCATCCACACCGTAGGACGAGAGGTGCATGGTTATGTCCCTGAACACCGGGTAGTTGTAGAGCCATGCCTTTGTCATGTTTGCGCCGACGATGTATGTGTGGCTTAGTCTTAGGATGAAATAACGTCGCCCGTCATCGTTTCTGCGCTCGTACACACGCCATTCGGGGAAGGTTGGATCGGGGAAGGTGTTCATCGGATCGACTGAGTGCAACTTGCTGAAGATTTTTGCGACAGGTTCCTCGTCACCGATAAGTCCCATGCCAGCGACAAACGAGGCAAAGCCCTGCTCGCCTTGATAGAACGTGATGAGCGTGGTAGGTTCATGCGTGGGTGTCTTTGTCCACACTATGTCTGTGTCTCCCATGTTCACGATTTCGATAGCAACACCTCCTTGCGAATCTCCTTGACAGTCTCCCAAAACGGATGCTCGCCTCTCGCTTGCCAATTCTTAGGGCAATCGGGGTAGGCTTTATACACTTGCTCTCGGAAGAAGGACGGGAACTTTGCTAGGGGTCTACCGGAACATACTATTCTCTTTACAATATCCTCGATGGGTCGTGCGTGCCACACTGTCATCGCACAACTGCTTGTCGATACATCACTGTAGTATGTGACCTTGACCCTTTCCTCATCCGTGCCTTGGTAGAAGTAGTATGGGTTCTTAGTCATTATACCCGTGATACTTTGCGAGGTCATGCCGTACCATATCCCTCTCCTGTGCCTACCTGAGTATGCCTTCCTGTTTAACAGGTGGTCGCGTATCTCGGACATGGTAGCGGGACCGTTCTCCATGAGATAGTCCCAAACGTGCTGTATCGGTTGCTTGTTTCTCGCTTGGTGGTACTCACTTCTCTTGGTCATATTACACCCTCGTTTTACCACGCTTATTAATTTTTATTTCTGTTTCGCAAGCGTCAAAAAAATAAAACGGGGTACTGCTCTCATATCGTTTATTTTTTTTATTTGTTCTTTAATGTTTTAGATTACTTACCTATTAACTAAAAACACTATACACGAAATAAAAGAATTAGCAAACAGGCTCGCAGCACCACGTTTATTTTTTTATGGCATTATTGAGACAATTGAAAATAATCCTCTCGCTCGATCTTGTTGCGTGGGTAGAACGGTATGTTGTTGGCCCTGCCCCTCGATGGGGATTCGATCTCAGTGCCGTCTATCCTTGCCTTTGCGTGTGTCACAGTATGAACTTGAGTCTCACTTAACCTGTCTATTTCCTCATACAACTCATCGGAGGGTATCAGGTGAATCCATCCGTGTATGGTCATGGTTGCCAATGGTTGCACGAAACCCCTACCTACTTTCATCCTCAAAGTAAGATGAGTCTTTTGCTGATCGCATACGATCTCTATTATACGAGAGTCTCTTTCAATACATATGGCGGGCCTCTTGTTCGGCCCCATGTCCACGGTCCTGAGATAAACACGATGAGGATAGTAATACTCAAACAACTCGTCGTGTATGGTCAAGAGGTATTCGCTGTTGGTCTGCCACGCGCCATCGTCTATGGCGTTGATCTCTTGGCCCACGGTCCACACAGGGATAGATAGACCCGGTGCGCTCTCGATGAAATCCTCGATCATACTCTTAAGGTCAAAGTGATCTAGGAAACGATTGAAGTCCACGAACTTGAATTCTGAGTCAATGGTCTTCAAGAACCTGAACAGCACCGACCTATCGTATATGTATAGGTGCAAGCCACCACAATCCATCTCGACTTCAGGTTGCTTTCTAACCTCGCCGTTTACCCTACGGACGGGGCTTGCGTGTAGTATCTCTATCTCATCCAAATCTAGGATCAGGTAGTCATTCGTCGTTTGGTTTCTTTGCATCACTCTTGTCTCTAAGTCACTCATTCTTCTCGCCTCTTTCGTATCTTTCCCTTGAAACTTTGTTTGCCTTGCTCATCACCATTCTGAAGTCCTTCAAGACCTTCTGCGGTGTGTTGCGAGCGTATGAGCCAACGCTCATGTACTTTCTCATGCCGTCGATCAACTCCCTGTACTCGACGCACTTCTCGCACTCGCTCATACCTCGGCCCCCTCATCATCTAGGTAGTAGGTGTTTACTCGGTATGAGTTGCTGATGGAGTATGCCGTGGCAAGTCGCTTCTTCACGTTGGTCATACCGCGTAGTATTATGCTAATATGACGTGCATCCTTGATGGCATTCTTCATCGTCACCTTATCGAATATCTGCTGTGCCGTCATCGGTTCGGAAGCGGCTCGCAGTACGTTGATTATTGCCGCTTTCTTTCTACTGTTTCTTACCATGTCCTAACCTCTTTCTGCTGATATATAAGGTGTTGTATCATGCCTCACTAGCGTCCTGTCGCATGATTACGAGTAGTGGTATGAGGTAGCCGAGCAAGTCCTTGATCGTGTCTTCCTCAGACTCAAAGGACATGTTGCCACGCGCCATCCTTGCGAGTTTGTCATCTATTCTCACACGGATGAGCCGGGTGCGGTCATCCCCCTTGGCGAAGATGCCGATGGGATTCTGAAGGCTGTTGCCATATGACAGGTTCTTTTCCCGTAATAGTTCGACAACCTCATTGGCGATCTCTTGGCAAGCGTCGATAAACTCTTTGTTCTCCTTCATTCGTATTCCTCCCTAATATCCTCAACGATAACCAATGCTCTTTGTAACTCAAGTGTGTTTCCGTTTAATCCTTCTTGGATTGCCCAATGAATCCAATTCAATTTTTCTACCATAGGAAGAAGTTTAAGTTCGTCTTTCAATGTCATTCGTCATCCCACTCCTTGTGTGCCGGTGGTATCAAGTCGTCGCCCATTTGCCAACCCTCGTATTCGTGGCCCTTGGGCAAGTTCTTGACTCTCTTGGATGCCATATTCAGGATCACGGCCCGGACATTTTGTGCGGCGGTCCTTGCTCTCTTTAGTGCTATGAAGTCGTCTGCATCTCTAGGTGATCGGATGCCGGGTACACCGGACTCCGCCCACTCCTGTATGTCCACCTTTCTCAAGATGTTCATGAGCAGTTCAAACTCCGCGTGCTTGACGTTGGTGAATCTGTCGGTCATTCGGGCCTCACCAACCATCCATATTCGTCAGCGTATTCTGACCATCGTTCTTCATTCTCACCTAAGCCGGAGTAGCCTATCAAGAAAAATATTTGCGATCTTAGTTGTTCTATCGTTTTGTATTCGTCTTTCATGCCGTCACCTCTTTCTCGACTATCGTGTAGTAGCCGGGGGGCGGGGTGAACAATGAATTCGTGTCGTCGCCTGTTGGCACGAATTTCACTGTCAGACCTGCTTCGTCTAACATTTTCGCATATTTCTGTTGTAGGAGTTCCATCCTTTCACCGATGCCCCTGCCCAAGTAAGGCTTGTTCCACTCCTGTTTAACGAAGGTGCGTATGTCCTCCATCTCGTCCGTCGGTATTGTTCTGTATGGTTGTTTGTCTGCCATGTTCTGTCCTCTCGTCCTTAGTATTTAGTCATTTGTATTCTGCTTCGCAAGCGTCGGTATGAGCATGGTGATGAATGCGACGTTGACGTATGAGAGAAACAGGTGCTTGATCTCAATGTTGGGCGATTGCGATACGCGCAGTAAGTAGTATATGGTCAGCGTTACCAAACTTACTATCACCATGAAAGTAGCGAGCCGGTACTGATTCATTCCCCGAACAACTCCTTGCGAAGCATTTGGAACTCGGATTGAGTTTGTTTTAGGGTGAAGATAGTTCCTGAACACATATGCACATGGGTATCGTCGTGCATCGGATCGAAGACCATCGCAGCAATACTCTCAGGGTTGAAGTAAGTTATGCCGCTCACGGTTCTGTATGGTCCCTTCATTCTGTCACCGCCATGTAGTCCCTGTCCTGTATCATATCGAATCGCGCCATGATTACGTTTATGTTGCACTTGTCACAGCATCGTCCGGCTGCTACGGGCATTGCGTTGTTGCCGAGGCCGGAATAGTTTTTCCCGCAAAGTACGCACAGTGTCATACAAACACCTTCTCGGTGCTGAATCCGTGTTCAGCGTTCCATACATGGTCGAACTCCTTGCAAGTATCAACGTCCCTGTCCATCATCCACTGATAGAATTCGGCAAAGTATTTTCTCTCCCACTCTTTCGTGGTCATCTCTCGGTCTTGGGCTTCAGCGTTGCCGACCCAATGTTCCTCAAGGTTCTTTGTGCTGTAGTATTCACCGTGACCGTTGGCCGTGTTGACCCCGTAGTACAGGATCGTGCCTGTGTCGGTCACAAGTTTTTCCTCAATCTCAATCGTCTTTCCGTTGTGCTTGTTTACGTAGGTGCTGCCTATCATGTTATGTCCTCCACTACTATGTATTTAATCTTATGCTTATTGCTTCGCAAGCGTCCATTCTGCTTGGACGTTTCTCCCCTTGTTGATGTTGCGAACCCTCTTGTCCTGTGAGAGCAACGTGCCGATGGACGTTCTCATTGGCGTGATCTTCGGCCAATTGTCGTAGCAGTATTCGTAAATCTCGGAGGTGCTACACCCCTGATTACTTTTGACGTAATTGTAAAGTACGTCGGCCCACATTTTTCTGCCGCCCATCAAACCACGTCCTCGTCATCGAACTCCCATGAGCAATCGGTGTTTCCGTATTCCCCGCACTCGGTACAGTATATCTGAACATCGACATGGACGACACGGCTACCTGCCATGCCCCAATCGGTCACTCGGTCAACCTCCCACTCATGGTCGCATACTTCTTCTTCGCTCATATTGTCATCTCCTTGACGCTAGTATTTAGTTTTATACCTTCTGCTACGCAAGCGTAAACAGGCTCGCCCCACCACCACGGCGGAGACACACCCTTCTCCCACTTAGCGAAGTCCTTGCTGTGGTAGTATTGACGGTATGCGGTCACGGCATCTTCGTGCTTGTACTCGTCGGGCATGGCCTGTGCGAATGGCGTTGTCTTGCCCCTCGGTATGATCTCAAACATCTTTTTCATGTGCATGATCGGTTCTTCGCAAGCGTGCTTCTTGTGTTTATTAAAACGGTGAAAGTATTCCGCCAGCAATGTCTCGGCGTGTGACGCGAGCCAAAGGAAATTGTTTCTCGTATCTCCCGCCCAACGGGTGCAAGGGTGATGATGGTAGCCTCCCCGGTATCGGCTTTTTCCGTCCTTGCGAAACGGCATCATGTCGGGTGTGGCTCCGTGCCTGATGAGAGCCGAGGCCATCATCTGTGCCGACTCCACAATTAATTTAGGAATATGCTTGTCGCACATCATCTGTGCCGACTTCCACGGGGTCCGATCAAGCACAAAGATGTTCATTCTTCTTCATCCCCCTTCTTCTTGCGGTATAGTCCCGCATCGGCGTGCTTCTTTCGGGCTTTGAACTTTGTGTTGTATCTTGCTCGTATTGCTGGCTTCATTCTTCTTCACTCCTTTTGGCGTAATACTCATCGGTTGCTATGAATTCCGCTAGGGCTACGCAATCATGATTGTTGTAGTGTTCAAACAATCTCTTATATGCTGCCGCTTTCTTTTCTAACACTTCTATGTAATACTCTTGTGTTGTTTGTGTCATATTTGTCCCTCTTGTCTCTAGTATTTAGTCGTGGTGTTTGTGTGTCGCAAGCGTGAAACTCTAGGTGGGCGGGGGCCGCCGCATTGAACACGACGACAGAAAACAAGGAGGCAAGCGACCCCCAACCCATGAGTTTCTTTCACGCTAATAGTTCGATAGCCCCCTGCCATGCTCGGTCCTTCATCCTCATGCCTGTGCCTAGCAGGGACGACTCGACGCGCTTCTCGTTGACCTTCTCTCCCTTTCGGTCATAGACCCAACCGTGGTCAAGGAATTCGGTAACAGTGTTGAATGATCCCCAAACAGTGCCGCCGATTCCGCCGGTTGTGTTTGTCTCGGATGCTTCCAACTCTAGGAGCCGGTCAAGTGTGTTTCTTCCGCGAGTCGTCAGGCCGTATGGATTTTCAACCTTGTCGATGAGTTCCTCATCGGTCTTCAGTCCAACCGCGTCGATGTAGTAGCCGATTCTGTCAGCGAGTTCAAGTTCAACCTTCATCATGTCCTCGGCGGTGTTTGCGAATGTCTCATTGAGATGGTCAACCACTTTCAAGGCTGCTCGCAACTCGCTTACTCTTTCGTTAATTTTACTGCTGTGCCTGATGGATAAGATCTTTGGATTGATCCCGGCCTTTCTGAGTAGGCTCTCAAGGTACGCAAATTGATTTGAGCAAGCGAGGCGGAAGTTCGCGGGTATGACCCTGACTCCACTTGAACCGTCGTGGCTGTTCATCAGGTAAACGTGCTGCTCGATGTCATCCCATCCGGCGATAGAGAAGCCTTCAGGCATCCTGAAGGATGCGACGATTTTGCGGCCTATGTCGATGTTTGCGATCCGGTCCCACTCGATGAGTCCCTCGCTAACCAATGAGTTTGCGATGCCTAGCGTGTCGCTGTTTTGATAGACGTGGTATGTCTTGCCTACTTGACCGAGGGGCAGCCCTGTGTCATCTCGCACGGTGACGAAATGGCCGGGGTTGCCGACGAATCGGCCTTCGTGGTTCATGTACCCGGATGGGTGCTTGCTCACGTTAAAATCCAATCCGGCATTTCGCAACACCTCTTGGGCAGTCGTTCCTTGGGCTTCTTCTCCGAGCAGCATATAACTGCTCATTAGGTTTCGTGTCATGTTTCTCACTCCTTCCCCATTGTCTTTAAAGTTTGGGAATCTGATTCGCAAGCGTCATACTTCTTCAGTTCTTCGGCGGCCCACTCTCGGTCTTCTTGCTTCGTGCTGTCTCTTGCTATGATCGTAAGGGCGGCTTTATACCATCCCTTGCTCGGTGTTATGTCTACTGTCATGTTTTTGTCTCCTTGTATTTTAGTGATAAAGTTATTTATTGTGCCTCACAAGCGTCATAGAATGTTCACCATAATGTGCATCGCAATTATTCTGAGTTCTTCTTTTGTGAAGTAGGCGTGCATGGATTTAGCATCTCCATCCGTAAAGGACATGAATGCAACGAGGTTTTCACCGTCGGCATTTTCACCATAACAGCCCCGCTTTAGGGTGAATCTCCCCCAACCGTCATATGCCTGACTGTATCGATCAAATGTCATCACTTTCGATATTGGTTCCTCGTCTATTAGTTCTGTTCCCATGTTTCTCTCTCCTTGTTCATTCTATTTAATATCTTGTTTTATGTCTCGCAAGCGTCAGAAATGCTCCTGCTTCAGTGCGTGTGTTGCGCATGATCGGCAATAATGACAACCTGCATACGTTCCCTCATTTTGGACATATAAGCGGCAATTTTCTTTTCCGCACATACTACAATATTGTCTAGTGAATACACCATTCTCAATAGCCTGTTTCATTGTCATGTTCGTCCTCTTGTTTGTCATATTTGTGTCTCCTTCTATTTTACTGATAAAGTTATTCATTGTGAGTCGCAAGCGTTATTTGATCCTCTTTATTGTCATGTTGTCGCATTCGATTTTATCATTGATCTCGGACATTTGATCGAATTCTCTCATGGTCACGCCGCCGCCCGTTAGATATTCATATCCACCATCGGTAGCATCAACGGAGAAGTCCCAAGCGAACCATTCTTCAACATTGGGATCAAGGTCGGTAAAGGTTCTTAGTATCTCGTCCATAGTGCCAATAAAATCAGCATGGTAATTTTCGGCCCAACTGCATCTGTATTCTTTCATATTTCTGTCTCCTTGTTCATAGTATTTAGATACTCTTATCATGCCTCGCAAGCGTCAGTGCGCCTCAAATATGGCACACTATGAATTGATCCTCGTCGTACTCCGCGCAAACCATGTGATCATCAGGATCGCAGTCCTCGCCGTAATCGTTTTGATAGGCTTCTAGGTTCTCGTATTCTGTAAACTCGCAGCATATCGCTATTGGGTCAAATTCAATGTCTCCATCAATGTCATTCAGGTAGTCGAATAACTCAAAGAGTCCTGCGCGGCTGAAATTGTCGGGCCTGATGGCCGTCATCTGATTCACGAAATCGTGGGCTGTTAGGGTCATTTTCATTGCAACCCCTCCACATAATCATCAGCCTCCATGCGGGCCATAGCCTCGCTGAAGCCCGCCTTCAACATCTCATTATATCGGCGTTGCCATGCTTTCTTCAGTCGTGCCTGTCTCTCGTATTTTTCATCGTGTGTTGTCATATTTCTATCTCCTTGTCCATTTTATTTAAGGGTAATTATCCTGCTTCTCAAGCGTCCTCCGGCCTGAATTTTGGGAATTTCATGAGGATGAAGTCGATCATTGCCTGATGAGATTCTAAATCCTTGTCGATGCGAATTGAACAGGCCGTGTAATTCTCATAGTTAGCGATGTACCAACAATCCGTGAGGGCGTCCATCATTTCTTTTTTAGTGGGGTTTTCCTCCATGATCGTTCGCCATGTCTCTTGATATGTCGCCTCCGGGTACTCGCTATATGGGTCGGGTTCGCTAAGTAAGTCAAACTTGTAGGCGATGATAGCCGCCACTTGATCAACCGTGAATGCTCTCGGTTCGGGTCGGATTGTCATCCTTATTCTGTCGTCGGTCCATGTATTTATTGAGCCATGTGCGCCCATTCTTCTTCGTGCCATATTTTTCTCTCCTTGTTCATTTCTTTTAACTGTTTTTATCCTGCTTCACAAGCGTCTATTGTATGTCTTTGTAATTATGGAAAATTCGGCATTCGGGGATTGCTGGTGTTTTTCGTTCACAAATGCCTGAGCGTCTTCAAGGTTGTCAAAGATAATCCCCTTCATTCTTGTGGCAAATCCCCCGCCTCTTAGTCCACGGTATATCCAATATTTTGTTGTCATGTTTTTGTCTCCTTCTTCATTTCTTTTAAGGGTATTGTTCACGCTTCGCAAGCGTCAGGCCTACAACAATCACGATTGCATACTAAGTGCCTCACGGTTTGATAATTGTAGTTAGATGAGCCGCCGAATGGGTACGTCTTAGGCACGTTTCTAGTGTCTCGGACATACCATTCAAAATCCTTTTGAAAGACTTGAATGCCGAGGGGGGCATATTGGTTGATCCGTGCTTTTGTGGTTTGTGTCATCCAACCGCCATGATTTAGAAGGACGTTGCCCTGTCCGTCGTAAGTGACTATATCAGTGCCGTGGTATCGAACCGCGACAGTCCATTGACTCTCATCGGCATAGTGCGTATTATAGCACTTGATGTATGTGCCAACCTGCCCGGTTGGTTTGCCCTTTTCGGGGTTTCGTGCGGTCTTCCATCTTTCTATTAGGTGTTGTCTCCTGTTCATATTTTTCTCTCCTTGTTCATTTTATTTAAAGTCGTCTCTCATGCCTCGCAAGCGTCACCACTTTGGCTCCAACCAACCGAGGCCGAATAGAACCGCGAGCGGCAGGATTCCAAAGCCCATTGTTACTATCACCGTAAAATAAAATCTGATTGGTCCGATCTTCATGCGTCACACCCCTGACAAACTGAACGAATCGGATTTTGGTTAAAGTCCTTTGGGTGAATTTTGGCCGCCTCGGTTGCTTTGTGAGGGGTTCCACACATCACACAAACCGCCGATACGCCTCTGATCATGGCGTGGATCATGCCGGGATTATGGCCCTGCTGATACCATTCAGGTAGGTTGAGTATTTTTCGGGCTTGACGTGCCACGGTTTTGATCTCCCTGAAATTGACGGGGCCACGGCTGAAGGCGAGCGAGCAGGTCTTGAGGTGCTGTCTCTTTGGGCATCCACATGGACGGACCCCGGTGAAGCGTCCATTTTGGTCGCCGTCGCGGGCTTTTGTCCATGCGGTCCCACCCTTCCCGCCTTTTGAGCCTCTTGAGGCTGCGACGGGGCATTTCTCATTATGGGCGTGGTGATCGCGTCCCTTACACGCCTTGTAGCGGCAGGGTTTGGTTGTCGTCGTGGTCGTCATCAGAAAGAAAATATTAGTCATAGTATATAATATGTTGTTTATCACCATGAGCGCGCGGTTCGGGTTCCATAGGGTGAGGAAAAACTTCGCCTATATACTTTGTGTTAGGGTGGTCCGGGTTTCCATGCAATTTGAAGTTATAGTATTTAAATTATTGTTTTTTGGTTTTATTTTCGGTTTTGGCGGTTTCAGTTTCAACACCTACCCACACAATGACACTAGGTTTCATTTTTACACTTAGCCCTTAGTACGGGCCACCTCCGCTCCCATGTATATATGGGCTGGCGGTATATATACTTTATTGCACTCACAAATTGATACGAAAAGTTTATATTCTATTAAAATATTTTCACATTAATAATAATTTTACCGAATTTAATAAAAAAACAGGAGTAAAGTAAGTGTAATTTTTACACCACTTACGCCCGGTCTAATCATCCTCAACGTATGGCTGTCAGTCTATAAACCTTGTGTTGGCCCCCCATGCGCGGCCCCGGTTGCCTATACTAGATGGGCTGTCGGTATATATACTTTGTTATTATGTGGCAATAAACAAACATTGATATACTCATACCCCGACTCGGAATCATGGCGACAATTGAAGTCACATACATGGTTGATTTGACAGACAAAAGAGCAGAAATGACGGAGGATGAATTCTATGAATGGATCGATGAGAACCTTATTCAAGGTGGACTTGATGTCGGTCTAGGTGAAGACGCGGAATTATACTATATGCCTGTAGTCGATCCAGACAATGAGTAAAGTATATAAGCGAGATATTATGAGGGACTAACATGCTTGAAGATGGCACTTACGACAAAGACGGACTAAGGATCGCGTACCCCGACGGTTATCAAGTCGGAATATGGGATCGACCCACAAACGCCGACGGACAGACCTTTCAATGGATCATTGAGAACATGACGCGAACCACTGAGAATTTCGGGGCATGGGTGGATCAAGAAACGGGGAAACTATGGGTTGAGCCATGCGTATGGATTCAAGACCTAGACAGCGCGTTAAGGATTGCCCGCGCCTTGAACCAAATCGCAATATGGGATTGGTCAGAGATGAAGGAAATCCGACTTAGCGATAGGGTTATATAGGCATACCCTATCCCATATACAGGAGCGAACAAACATGGCGCGAAAAATGACCAAGGCTGAATTTGATGAAGAATGTAGAGACGTAATAGACGACGGACTGACCGAGTTTGAGTTGATGATGTATTACCGTTTCTATTTGATGGGGAGGCAATCAGTCAGGGCATGATTTCCGAATCGGATTTTTCCGGGGGGTTTTCCCCCCCCCCCGGAATTTTCCCGCCCTGGATTTTACATTTTTCATTTAGTGTGTAAATGAAACCGAGTGTAAAAATGAAAGTGGTGTAAAAATGAAACCGCTCTCGGCTTGCGCCCGCCCGCGCCCGTCTATATACGAGATGGAGGTATATATACATTGTTATAAAACCGTAACTGTTATATAGGACCGTAACTGTTATATAGGTTATAACCCTAGCTTGGAATACGGTGATAAACAACCCTTTATAACCAAATACGCCTAGGATCATACATGCCTCAGAGAGCATACACCCAGAACGCCCGATGGAGAAAGCAAAACTGGAATCAGGACCTATATCATCTTGATTCCGTGGTGAGGGGTCGATTGACCATTGTCGATAACGACCCTTCGACCATCAAAGTTTCATTTGAGCAGTCCGCATATCATACGCTTGACTGGTGGGAGAGCGTCGGGGATTTGCACTGTATCGACTTCGGCCAAAATTGGTGGATAACGGATGTCCGGTCAAAGGTCGCAGCGATCAAGAAAGAAGTCAACGGCTTCATCCTTGAAAAAATGGGCCTACCGCTTTGAACCGGATGGATTGGGGGGGGGTCTTCGGACCCCCCCACCCTCTCAAATCCCGCCAAAAATCAAACATACCCGGCGACACACCCCGCCTACCCCCACGCGAAATTTTTTACAAAATTTTTCAAAAACCTAAAGTTTATATTCATACGGGGCCAATTGACTCGTTTTTCGCTCCTTCATCTCCAACCCCGCCTTCATGAGATACCGTCGCACCGTGCTTGGGTGTATCTGCCGCCACGTCCTACTCACCCGCTTGTTCGCCTCAAACGCAATCTCAAAGGGTGTCCTCCACTCATCGAAGAACCCCTCTTCCGCCAAGCACTTCATCAGGAACGGGTACAGTGTCTTCTTGTTCATCGGTCCTCTCGTCTGACTCTTGGCTAACTCTTCCTTCCACATATCGCAAAACTCCCCCTCGGCATTCCTCACTAGAACCGCCTCCGGTTGATTACCTTTCCACCGGCTCCCTCAAAGTCCCTTCTTATCTTGGACGGGCCTCCACCCAACCACGCTCCGCCGCTCATGGTCGTCATGACCACCGGCATATCCTGTTTCTTGTAGGTGAATTGGTCTATGGCGTGAGCGAAGGCCATCACACAGTCGTTGTGCTTGCCCAAGTCAACGATCAGCCCGTTTCGCCATGCGTGAGTCTCTAGTTCCTCCAACAGTATGCTGACCTGCCGCCTTGTCTCGTCGTCGCCGTATGGGAAGCAGACCATCTCCCGCTCAAACCAAACCCGCAGCCTGTTCATCAACCCCTGCTTCAGCGTCCTGTTGCTCGCCTTGCTCTTTCGGTAGTCAACGACTGCGCCCTTCTGAATCAAAATGCTCTCGTACAACTGCTGGAAGCCCACGTCCTCCGCAGCAATAGGCGCACCGAACCGCTTCGACCACTCGATCAGCATATCCGCTTGCTTGTCAGGTGGGAAGTCATTCCGCCTCCACATGTTTACGAAGTGGACGTAGCCCTCCGGGTCCTGTGCCAAGCACACGATAACCGAGTAGTCCTGACCAACGCCGTGCGCTGGATCGAAGCCCAACACGTATCGCCAATCGTCTTGCTTCTCGACAGCCAGCACCCGCTCCATCTGCAAGTTCTTCCTCGTCTGACCCCGTGGGAACACCGCAGCCTCGTCGTCCACGACCCGGCATAGGTACTCCTGCACGAATGACAACTCGCCCATCGCCTCCTTCTGCTCAAGTAGGAAGTCAATCGGACGGTACTCGCCCCACAGTGGCTTCGGCTTCACGTTCTCCGGGTCTGCACGATGCTCGTCCCAATTCGGTATCGCGCTCCAAACCCCCGTACTCCACGTCTTGTTGCCTAGCATCTCCGTGTGATACAGGTCGTTCATGCTCAACGGCGTGCCGACCACGTACAGGCTTGTGCCGGGACTCAGCATCGGTGTGATCTTCTTTCGGAACCAATTCCTGATCTCGTTCCAATTCGTGTCACCGGAGTCATCGAGAACGTCATCGAATGCGATGCAAGCGGGATGCTCACCACGGATCGCAGCACCAACCGACGTGGCCCGAATCCAAGAGCCGTTGGTCAACCGCAACTCCAACTTGTTGCCCCTCTTGTTGTCGAGGTATCTGCTCAACTGCGGGTGACGCTTCAAGTCCTCCCGTATCTCTTCAAGCCTACGTGTAGCCAAGTCCTTGCTCGCTGAGAACAGCCAAATCGTCATGGGCTTGTCACGCCACTTCTCAAACAGGCACTTGTGCAGTAGTTTTATCCTCAATGTAGTTGACTTGGAGTGGTCCCTCGGTGCGATCACACAGACCCTTTGGACCTGCGCCCCCCTCCTGTCGCCGTACATATCCATCCACTCTCCGATGTGACCTCCCCATGTGTAGCCCAACCACTTGTAGAAATACTCAACGTCGTTGCGGGAACGCTCCATCGCAAAGTCCTGCATGAACCCCATCGAATCACCTCGGATGCAAGTCCCTCTTGCCGCAATGTGGGCATACGCCCGTGACCGCCTTCGACCTTAGCATACGCGGGGCTACCCAACCACAGGACCAGCACTTCGCACTCGTCCACTCACTCATCGGGCATCACCGGCGCAAACATAGTTCCGACAAGTCCTAACTCCTTGTCGATCATGTGGGCGCACAGACCGGCTCTCGCCATAGTGTAACCATGCCTTGCATGATACCTGTCCTCTCCGGCCAAACTCGGCAACTGTATGATCATACAGCCGCCCCGCTCGACCATCTGCTGATGATGCAGGTGTCCGTGGAACCACATATGGTTCTGCGTCGAACCCCAATCTCTTCTCGCTTCGTGCGCCATCAATGAGTGTAGTTTGTTCATGACCTTGCCATCGCCATGTGTGAACCCGATCAGGTTGTTTCCGTAGGTGATGTACTGCCTGATGTGCGGGCTGACGATAACCTTCACGTCGTCTGCGCCCTTGTAGTACGCATCGAGGTACATCATGAGCATCAGGGAACTGTGCCTGTCGTGGTTGCCGCCCATGAACACGATCTCGACGGGGGCCACAGCCCTCAGACTGTCGATATGCTCCTGTGCCAACTGACAGCCCTGCATGAGAATCTGCGCCGGACTACCGGCCATGTCCTGTGGTGTGCCTTTCGTGGTCGTGCCGAGGTCGTTGTCAACGTGGAACCAATCGGAACCCGCCGTCACGTATATCTTCTCAGGTTGGCTAGGTAGCCTCTCGACCAACTGACTCGTCTTCTCAAGCAGCCTCTCCCTTGCCTCATCGAAGTCATAGGACTCTCCGACCTCCAACTTCCAGCCCGACTTGCCGTAGTGCAGGTCCGTTGGGGAAATGACCACCGCGTAGTCCCTGTCAGACGACTTCAACTTGAACGGCCTGACTGCCTTCGCCTTGTGGTCCTTGAGCAACTCCCTGAACTCGTCACCGATAGTCTCCTTGTGATACCTGTATAGGTCAGCCTCCTTCTCGATCTGCCTCCACCGCTTCTGCTCCGCACGCCTGACGACATCGATCCTGCGTAGGGAAACCATCTCGTCAACCATGTCATCCACGGTTCGCATCTTGATCTCATGGTCCGTGAACGGGTCCATCGCGTGCTTCCAATCATGTATGCGTATGTATTCTTGTAGTATCACGATGGGCATATCGAACTCACGGCTCATGTCGTCCACGGTCTGACCACCGCCCGCGTTGGAGTATGCCCTTCGCATGGCCCTGTGCTTCTCGCCGGTCATTACATACATACCCTCAACGGTGTCCATCATGCAGATGTACCTGTCGTTGGCCTCGTCGTAGTAGTGCTTCGCTGTAATCAAGGTGTTTTCCTCGTAGTCTTCAGCCGTCAGCCTGAACTCGTTGCCCTTCTTCGTCCAACGCTGTATGGCCTTGCGCCATGCGTCCGGGCTTCGCCTTGGCTCTATCTCATGTAGGAACCTAGCAAACTGTCTCTCGTTGGCAAACGCTCTATCGTTGGCATATTTCTCGATCAGGTCAACCCCGCCGGTAAATCGCTCTCCCATGCCGTAAACACGGATTCTGTGCCTTATTAACGTATGGCCCCGATAATTATTTTTGAATCTTTTGCGATTTTTTCAAAAAAAATAAACAGGTGACTGCGCCGATGCGTCGGAATTATTTTATTTTGTTTATAGTATGTTTGGAAAAAAAGGTTAACTAACCTTTAGGTTAGTGTTCTGCACTAAAGAAGAAATAAAAAAATTAGCAAAATTTAGAGCAGTATTACGGTTATTTCTTTTGAAAAGGTCCAAAAACAATAAAAATAATTAAAATGCACCCCAACCATTAATAAACACCCCCGCTAACATAGCATTATGGCCGAGGGTAGCCGATGGAATGTCTTTCGCGCACGAAGGAAGGAGAACCCCAACCCCATGATAGAGAGAATGGGCATGATGGTTGAGCCATTCAACCAAGTGGCGGGTATTCCTGACATCACGCGGGACACGGAGCGAATGAGAAAGGACAGCAACTTTGACAACGAGTTTGACTTGTACGACCAAATGCTGAAGACGGACCCGGAGTTGAACGGTGCGGTCAGGGCCGTCAGCCTCACCGCCAACAACTACGAGATAAACTACTCACGCGGGCGCAACGCAAGCATACGCAACGCCATACGCGAACTCGTTGAAGAGACAATCGACTTCGATGACATCATGATCAACGCCATGCGCTCGCTCATGGTCTACGGCAACGACATCAACAAGATCGTCGGCAGGGCAGGGGTCGGCATAACCGACATACAATCGCTTCCCGTCAAGCAGATTACCATCGTTGACGAGCGAGGTGGCCTTGGCTCCTACTTCGTCGCAGACGAGGACAACCCGATCATCAGGGCAGACAAGTACATGGTGCGCGAGGGTACGATGTACGAGCGCGACATTCCCGCCAAAGAGATCATGCACATCAAGATCGACTACCGATCCAATTGGTTCACCGACAACAAGGGCCGCCGAACCTACGGTGTGTGGGGCGCGTCCCGGTTCACCGCCCTCAAGCAGCCCATACGCATGAAGTACAACAGCATGAACAACCGGATCAGCCTTGAGGACAGCATGACCAAGCAGTTCATCACCATCGACAAGTCGGCCATCGAGCATATCCAAGACCCCGCCGAGCAGCAGGACCGACTCAAGCACATCATGGACGAGGTAATCAGTCTGTTTGAGGGACTGCGAGGCGATCAGATACCGATCCTCCCCCACTACGTTCAACTGCACCACGTCGATGTCGGCAACTCCGTGCCGAACAACACAGACTTCCTCGACACCATCAACGCTGACATCGCCGCCGTTCTACAGGTTCCCCGTGTCGCTGCGGGCCAAGAGCGAGGGTCCACCTTCGCGGCGACCTACAACGCGAACTTGTGGGCCGTTGGTGCTATCAGCAGGATGCACCGAATACTCGGTGAGGCCGCCACCAAGATGTTCATGATGCACCTAGACCTGCTCGACATCCCGTACCGGAGGCAGGACCTACCCACGATCAAGTTCGACGCTATGGACTCCGAGACACCGCTCAACATCATGCAGCGTGTCGCCCTCGGATGGAACTCAGGGATCATCACCCTCAACCAAGCCCTCGATGAGTTGAACCTGCCCACCGTCGGCAAGGACGGCGACATGAGGAAGGACGAGCCATCGAGCGGTGGCGTAGGCGAACTACCGAGAGAGAACTCACAACCGGGTGCAGCAGATGGCAATTGATCTAGGAACAACGGGGTCGTTCTTCTCCGACCTTCTCTTCTACGGGTTCTACGGATTGGCGTTCAGCCTAGTCCTTATTTTAATGGGTGAAATGTTAATAAGACGCAAGAATGCTCGTATGGACATGGCGCGTAAACCAAACGGTCCTAACGACAGGCTCATGCTAGTCTTCGGCCTCGGCGTTGTCCTATCTTGGGTCATAATCGCATCGACGGCCTCCTACTTCAGCATCGTTCAGGAGAGGGAAATCACCGACTCGCAACTCACCGTGATCGGTCTTCTCGGCGGTCCCGCACTTCTCATGATAACCTCGGTCCTCGATCTGTTCAAGGGCAAGGAGTCTGCCAAAATCAACATCCTACCTGACCAACTCGCATCCGACGTGGCCTCCGCCGACGCTGAGAAGGATCACGTCAGGGCCTTGGAGATGGCTCGGATAACTCACGAACTAGAGATGGAGAAGATGCAGAAGTCCCACGAACTCAAGATGGATGAGTACGTCACGACGAGCGGTGGAAAGAGCGGGGGCAAGAAGTGAATGACTTCATCTTCTTCGTTGTGTTCTTTGTGTCCATTTCAATTATGCTCGATATGTGGCTTACTAGGCGAGGACTCTAATTGACCACGCCTCTAATGTTCTGTCTCCTGTGGGTAGGGGTTGGCGTGCTTCTGTGGGCCAAAGTCCTTGAATATACGAGGCTATTCAATGATCGGTGACTCATGCCTTCTTCTCGTCTTCCTCTTTACCATATCCCTGATGATCAATGACCTTGACGATTGGTATCGCTTCATCTTTAAGCGTCGATAACCTTTATCAGACATATGGCTACCATTCTCATATCATGCCTACGCGAAGGTCTGACGAGAACCGAGCCGCCTTCATCAACAGGTGCATGGCCGACACGAAGATGAACCGTGAGTTCCCTGAGCGTGAGCAGAGGTACGCGGTCTGCCTGAGTTATGCAGACAAGACCGCAGACGAGCGTTCCACTCCCGCACCTAAGAAAGACAGGATCAAGGGCAGCCCGAAGAACAAGCCCGGTTCTGCGCGTCCCGGCGGTAAGGTGACATTCAGTGAAAGTGTGACCAATAGCCTAAAGGAAAAAGTAAAAAGCCACAACGAGAAGTCTGACCGCAAGGTGACTCTCAGAATGCTCAAGGCGGTTTACCGTCGGGGCGCAGGTGCATACTCCACTTCCCACAGGCCCGGTGTCAGCAGGGCCGCTTGGTCGATGGCGAGGGTCAACGCCTTCCTCCGGCTCGTCAGGTCGGGTAGGCCATCCAACCCCAAATACGTTCAAGACAACGACCTGTTGCCAAGGGGCCACCCACGCAAGGGTAGCGGTAAGAAGGATTAATAAGACACTGTTTTGCTTGAAAGGCCATGTCGTGCGGTTGCGGTTGCGGTGGCGAGAAGGTAGCCTACGAGGATTGGGGTGACATTGATGTTTCTGCCGCCGAGTATCGAGGTCGCACTGTCACACTCAATAAGCCGTTCCGCACTCCCGGTGCTAATAAGAAATTCGGAGTATATACTAAAAACGGTAGCGGCAATGTTGTTTTGGTGAGATTTGGCG